TCATGCCGCATCGCCCTCTTTTTGAGGCGACGGCTTATTTCGTTCCTCCCATTTCAGAATGTCTTTGAATGGTATGGTCATCGACTCCTTTTCGGGCGAGTCGGCGTCGGTTGGGACGATGAGAGCGCGTCCTGTGGATGTGTCGTATTCCACGACTTTTGCGCTGACGATAACCGTCCTACCAATTTTCTGAACCATGTCTGCCCACCAAATTTTCCCGTTAACAATATGAAATATCCGTCGCATTTTAATTAAAGTCAACGGAGATTTTCCGACTCCGATGGTTAATGCCTACGCTAAAGCCATGAAAAAAGCCGCAGACTTTCGCCTGCGGCTTTTGATGCTGAATATCGATGAGACCTATGCCGTGTCAGTTATGAACCAAATGTCATCACCGGATTTCATGGTGACGCGCTTTACCAAAACGCTGATTTGGTTGTGCGTGGCCATCGCCATTGCGTATGCATTTCCTGGCAGGAAGATATCTGGATCGACGATCACGCCGCGATGTAGGCCGGATGCTGCTTTGTCAGCCAGTTCGCAATCGCCACTCATCAAATTCATGCTGATAATTTTTATCTCTCGATTATCGCGCTTACCAACACCCATGATGTTGGCCCTATCGATGTGCAACACGTCTGACGCAGATACCCTCTGCCTCGTGAGCGCGTCTCGCGTCTCTGGCCCGCTCGCCGTGAGCAACCATTGCGGCGTCGTGTTCAGCACATCTGCAATCAGCTCCAACACATCATCGCTCAACCTGTCCTTACGGCCAGACAGGTAGTCGCTGACGTGACTTTTACCAAGCCCCGCCGCTTCATCAAGCGCAGCGGCGCTCATTCGGCACGACTCCATACGCCGTTTGACACGCTTACGGATGACATCCTGGATAGAGCTTGTTTTTCCCATTGTTCCGGTTCCTCGTGATACGCGCAAACAACAACTCAAAATCCGTCATACAATGACGGAGATAAGAAACGCAATGTCGGATTTTTTCAACCACTAATCGCCACCGCGCTTGACATCCGTCGTTTCGCCTGCCATTTTCCGTCATAACGACGGAGCTGGTTTCGTATGAAGACGATAATCACGCGGATCAAGCGGAGGCAGGAAGAGGACGCCATACAGGCGCAAATCTTCGAGCTTTTGCGCGTCGCTGCGATCGATGAACTGATCTATTTCGCTGTTCCGAACGGCGGTAAGCGAGACTGGAATACCGCGAAAACGCTGAAGGATACCGGCGTCATGGCCGGCGTTCTCGACATTATTCTTATAGAGCCGGCACGTCGCATCCCGCACTTCATGGAAGTGAAAACGAAACGCGGCTCGCTCTCCGACGACCAGGAAGATTTCATCGCCCGCCTCCAACACAACGGTCTTCCGTTCGCCGTCGTGCGCTCGCGCGATGAAGCGCAGGACGTGCTGACCGCGTGGGGTCTTCTGCGGGTGAAAACGCATCTCGCCAGTGTGGCGTGAACCAGCGGCACCGCCGCACCAAACCGAGGGAAGAGCAATGAGCGACAACGATACCGTTTTCGACGATCAGCATCACGAGTTCATCAACGACAACGAAAGCGCGATCGTCAATCTCGTCGATTTCATCGCCGACTACACGAAGCTGTCGGCCGCCGAGGTCGCGAAGAAATACGACATCGCCCGCACGCTCGTCGGCAATGGCGCGGCTCTGCTCCAGGGCCTCGGCTTCAATGTCGTCAAGGAAGAGCCCAGCGCCGACTTCGACAAGGAGCTGGCCAAGACGCTGTTCGTCGGCGGTGCGACCACCCGCGCCATCGCCAAGCACCTGAGCGCGCGCGCCGGCGCGGAGGTCAAGACGCACGCCGTGACGGCCTATCTCCGCAAGGAAGGCCTCATCAAGCAATCGGTCGCGATCGACACCATCCTGGCCAAGAAGGCCGCCTAATTCGCCGACGCCGCGCTCGCGGATAGGTGAATGCCCGCCCGGCGTGATTTCTCCGCGCGCCGGGCGGGCCTGATCACACAGCGGGGAAAAGCCGGAGAAAAAACACATGGCAAGACCTCTAACGGGATTGCGGAAGGTCATAAATGATGGCCCGCCACGTATCGTCATTTACGGCCCAGCCGGAATCGGGAAGACAACGCTCGCCTCAGAGTTCCGGGATGCTGTGTTTATACAAGCCTGTGAGGATGGCGCACCGGAAGGTGTCGAACTCGCATCACTAGGAACGCTCGACACATATGGCGACGTGATGAACGCGATCGTCGATCTGCAAGAGAGCGACCATAATTTCATGTGGGCCGTTCTCGATAGTTTTTCGTCGAACACGATGCAGCGCTTGATTTTCGATGAGACGTGCATTCGTGGCGACGAACACGGAAAAAGCAAGAGTAGCATCGAAGACTTCGGGTATGGCAAGGGCTACGCAAAATCCCTTCAGGTGACCCAAGAGCTTCTCGACGAGCTGGCGAAGCTGCGGCGGATGCGCGGCATGGGCCTCATATTCCTGAGCCACAGCAACATCACAACCATGAAGCCACCGGACTCCGTGTCATATGACCGATACGGGCTCGATCTTTACAAAGATATAGTCGGCATGGTTGAGCGCGACGTGGACGCCGTTCTTTTTCTGAAAACACGAGTTTCGTTTCAGGAGGAGGATTTGGGCTTCAAGAAAAAGCGATCAATCGCCAAAGGCGGATCGACCGTATTCGTCCATGCAAACCCGAACCCCGCCCATATGGCCAAGAACCGCTACGGTATCAGCGACTTCATCTACGAGCGCGGGAACGGCTTCGCTGAGCTGGCGAAGTATCTGCCGCCGCAATACGCCGTCGCCGATTCAGAGCAGGCGGCCTGAAATCCACCGCAGCAAAAACAGGAGAAATGTCGTGAGCACTTATGACGACGATGAAGTCTTCGACCCGTCAACTGTCGAGATCGAAGAAATTCCGCTCATCCCGGCAAGAACCGAGGTCACGCTTCAAGCGACACAGGCCGTCGTCAAGGAGACGAAGAACGGCGAGATGTATGCGATCACATTCGAGGTCATCGACGGCCAATACGAAGGCCGTATGTTGTGGGAGAATTATAACTTCCGCAATGCGAGTGAGAAAGCGCAACAGATCGGCCGAGAAAGCCTCGCCAAGCTCTGTTTTGCAGTCGGCGCGGGGGCGTTTCGTAAGTCAGAGGCCGAGCAGGCTATCTGTTTCAAGCCGTTTGTCGGCACGATCGGAATTCGCAAAGGCGAAGGTAACTACGCCGATCAGAACTCGATCAGAGCCTACAAGCCGCTCGATGGCGCGGGGCAACCACCGGCGCGCCCGCAGACCGCCAAACCGCAGCGAGCCACGCAGGCTCAGACGGCAGCGGCCACGCAACAGCAAGCGGCGGCTGGCGGCGGTTCCCGCCCTTGGCAACGGCCGGCGCGCTGACGCCACGCTTCTCCGGGCGGCCTAGGTCATGCAGGGCCGCCCGCTTCCCCACGGAGAACGAATATGGACGAGGCTGACAACGAACGTGCCGTCATCGGCATGAACAACCCTCCGCGCGAGTCGATCATCACCGCGCAGGAAGCGTTCCAACACATTTCCGAATTCCTGAAAGAGCATCCTGTCGTCCAGACGCAGGACGAGGCGAAGGAGACGGCTTCCGTCATCAACTACGCCAAAGGTGTGCTCAAAACGCTCGAAGGTGATCGCGACGGCCTCGTCCGCCCACTGAATGAGAAGGTGAGCGAGATCAACGGCACATTCAAGACGGCGCGCGATCCATTAAAGAAGCTGCTCGATGAAGTGGAAAAGCGGCTCGATGTCTGGATGGACGAGGAGGAGAAGCGCCGTCTTGAAGCTCTAGAAGAGGCGCGCAAGAAGGCCGCCGAGGCAGAACGTCTGGCCCGTGAGGCAGAAGCCAAAGAACGCGAGGCGATCGAGAACGCGGCAGAGGGCGAGTTCACCGATGTCGGCGCGGCCACTGCCGAAGCTGATCAGACGTTCGGCGAGTTCAAGAAGGCGGACAGGGCCGCGCTGTTCGCCGCACGCGACGCGCATGTGAAGATCAATCCGCTCGGCGTCGGCCGCGCGCTCTCGCGCCGCACGACCGAGGAACTGGTCATCACCGATGCGCTCGCAGCGCTGAAGTTCATCCTGGCCGAGCGCAATGACGTGTTGCCGGAGAAGATCGCCGACGCGATCAAAACGGCGGCGCGCGACTATCGCAAGGCGATGGGTGTCCTTCCGACCGGCGTCGAGTCTGTCAAAAGCAAGGGGCTGTGACCATGGACGCTCTCCAAGAGCCGAAGGGCTGGTTCCTCTATCGTGCTGAGCACCAGCACACCAGTATCTCCTACGCGGGAGAAATCCACACGCCGCTGCCACATTACGATGGGCCATGGTTTGTTCAGTTCCAATGGATGGACGGCGGTGGAAGGCTTCGTTCGGGACGCGGCAAGTCGCTCGTCGAAGCGTGGATGAATGCCTGCAAGAAAGTAGAAGAGCAGCCATTGCCATACGGACCGAAGGTGTAAGGCGACACAAGGAGAGATGACTATGATCCGCAATGGACTTCCGCCGACATCAGTCTGGCAACCATGGACGTTTGAGCTTTCATTCATGCAGCAAACCGTTCTCGCTACCGCCGTGCGCGGGCCGGATGGATTGCCGAAATACGGCGGCGTCAAAATGCTGCTGCGCTGGTATCGGCGCTGCGTTCTCGTCTCCTCTCTGGACGGAGAAGTTTTGGCTAACCCGCATGATCATCGCGGCGGCTCCTTCATGGGACCGAGTTACGACGCGCTCGAACGTGGTGACGACTGGGCTCGTGAGATGAACCGAATTCTATCGGACTACCTTCGCGAGCTGGACGCTATTCCGCACCACTTCCAGCTCCATTTGCTGCACTCATTCGAGATCGTCGGCTACAAGCATCCGGCGGTTGAAATTCGCGACTGGTTCCGGGCTGCTTACGTGCGCCTCGTCCATGATATGCACTTGTGGCCGGAGACTGAGGAGCAGCTCGACGAGCGCTTGAACGACACGCGCTCCGGCTGGCTGAAACGCGCCGATCCGGCGACGGTCGCATGACGTGCCAAAGCGTCGCCGCAAGCACATAGCCGTTCGACTCGCGAGAGTGATCGAACTCTTGCGCGGCGGCGACGCGCTCGTGAAGCAGTTTCGCAACACTCGGCAAGGCGAAACACGCATTGAATATCACATGCGAGATAGCGGCGTCGAAATACCGCCTGGAGCGGCGACGCTGGCAATCGTAAGTGGATACATCGAGCCGACAAGCGACGGCCTGTTCGGATCGGCTTCGGCACAAACATTCGTTCTCAAGAAAGGCGCGATCGAGCGCTTCGACAAGCTCTCGCACGAGGATGCGGAATGCTGATTATCGACGAGCCGCTACCGACGATCCGCGCGATCTACGACGCCTACGAGCAGGCGAACGATGAGGTCGAACGCGAATATCTCGGGGCGTCGATCATCGGCGACGAGTGCTGGCGAAAGCTCTATTACACATTCCGATGGATCGTCGAGCCAGAGAAGTTCAATGGCGAGCTGTTGCGCCTCTTCCAGACCGGGCATCGCGAAGAAGAGCGCATGATTGACGATCTTCGTCGGATTGGCGTCCAGGTGTGGGACCGCGATCCTGATGATCCGAAGAAGCAGATCGGCATTTCCGACATTGGCGGCCACTTCAGAGGCCATCTCGATGGGATTGGCCTCGGCTTCAAAGAGGCACCAAAGACACCGCATGTCGTCGAGGCAAAGACACACAGCACGAAATCATTCAGAAAACTTCGCGACGAAGGCGTCCGCAAATCGAAGCCGCAGCACTATGCGCAAATGCAGACATACATGCACTACATGGAGCTGTCGCGCGCCTTCTACATCGCTTATGGAAAAAACGATGATGCGCTCGACGAATATCGTGTCGATGCGCTCTATGGCGAGCGCTGCGAATATGATCCTGTTTTCGCCGCGCGGCTGACTGCCAAGGCACGCTCGATCATCACTGCCGATCGTCCGCCGCCGAAGCTTCACGCCGACCCTGAAGCGAAGATGGCCTGGGCCTGTCGCCAGTGCCACGCTCTCGACCACTGCCATCGCGATCTATGGCCGCGCTTCAATTGTCGGACATGCATCTATTCGACGCCGGCAATGGACGGCGATGCGCGATGGATTTGCGAGAAGCATGGTCACGATCTTTCGCGCGAAGCTCAGGAAAAAGGCTGCGCGAACCATTTGTGGATACCAGACATTGTTCCAGGCGAGCAAATCGATGCTGACGAGGTTGCTGGAACAGTCACCTATGCGCTGAAGGACGGAACGAAATGGGTAGACGGGAAGCTGGACAACTCGAACCTGAAATTTATCGCCTCCGCGACCAGGGAAGCAGCGTCAACAAGATAGCTACCAAACTATCGCTACCAATCTGGACTGTGCGAAAGGCGCTCATGACGGATGATGACCGTAAAAAGAAAGCTGCTTCAGATCGCGCGCGGATGAACGCGAAGTTCGCTCGCACGAAAGAGCCAGATCAGAAGCCGCGCATCGACACGATGGCGATTTGTCGTCGCTTTGCGGCCGGAGAGATCGACCGCGCGGAGCTTTCGCGGCAGTTGAGAGGCGCGTGATGGCTCTTGAACTCAGACCATATCAGCGTGAGGCGATCGACGCGCTCTACTCCTATTGGGGAGGCGGTGGCGGGAATGGCTTGATCGTCATTCCGACCGGCGGCGGGAAATCGCTGATTATCGCCAAGCTTTGCCAGGAGCTTCTCGCGTCATATCCTGATATGAGAATTGGTATCGTAACTCATATACAGGAGCTTGTGACACAGAATGCGTCAGAGCTTCTTTCTGTATGGAACCAAGCGCCTATCGGTATCTATTCGGCAGGTCTAAACCGTAGAGACCTACGATCTAAGATACTATTTATGGGCATCCAAAGTGTATATAATAAAAAGATTAGGCTAGGCGATTTTGATATTTTGATAATAGATGAAGCGCATCTTATCCCAAAAAGCTCAGACACGATGTATGGAAAGTTTATATCTGACTGCCTTGATTCGGTGCCAGATATGAGAATTGCTGGCTTTACCGCTACGCCATACAGACTTGATAGCGGTCTTCTTTACGGCAGAGAAGACTCGATTTTCGAGAAGATTGTTTACGAAGCATTCGTTATAGACCTTATAAATCAAGGATACCTATCGCCTCTGATATCCAAGGCGACGCTATCGCGTATCGACACGAGCGGCGTCCATCGTCGCGGTGGGGAATTTATCCAATCAGAAATTGAAGAGCGGGCGCGCATCCCTGGCGTCATCGAGTCTGCTATTGCTGAAATTATAGAATATGGAAGTGAAAGAAACGGATGGCTATTGTTTTGTTCAGGTAAACAGCACGCAGAAGATATTGTTAAAGAGGTAGTTAGGCATGGAATATCGTGCGACGCAGTGTTTGGCGACACACCAAAAGGATGCAGGCTATCTATATTCAATAAGTTCAAGGCGAAAAGAACAAAATCGTTAGCGTCAGTCAACGTATTGTCAACTGGTGTGAACTTCCCACATGTTGACATGGTGTCGTTGCTAATGGACACATTATCTACAAGCAAATACGTCCAGATCGTTGGCAGGGCATTTAGGCCAGTCTACGCGACTGGATACGATCTATCGACAGTCGCTGGCCGCGTAGCGGCAATCGCATCTGGCCCGAAGCCAAATGCTCTCATTCTCGACTTCGCCGGAAACGTCATGCGCCACGGGCCAGTGGATGCGATCTCCCCGCAGCGCGCCGGTGGCGGATCGTCGAAGAGCAAGGCTGCGACCGAAGAAGACGACACGGTGAAGGCGAAGCAATGCCCGCAGTGTCGCGCCCTCGTCGAGCCGGGGACGCGCATCTGCCTTTGCGGCTTCGAATGGCCAGCGCCGCCGCCGCGCCACGAGGCGCGCGCGGCCGAGAATGTGCCGATCCTGACGACGGAAGCGGCGAAGCCGGCCGAGGTCGAAGTCGAGTCCGTCACCTTCTCCAAGCACGAGAAGATGGGATCGGTCTCAACGATGCGCGTGACATATCACAATGAGATACGCGACTACAGCCAATGGATTTGCTTCGAGCACGACGGCAAGCCAAAGGACATGGCGCGGATGTGGTGGCGCAAGCTCGGTGGGCAAATGCCAGTTCCAACTACGGTCGATGATGCGGTAGCGCGCGCGCCTGACGAGCTTTCGCGCATATCGTCGATCATCGTCCGCCAAACCGGACGCTACCAGGAAGTCGTTTTGGTTAAGACGACGCCTGGGCAGAATGTCGTCAGGCAGAACGCCTATCAATTCACATCAAAAAGCATGGTGCTCGATGATGACATCCCATTCTGAGTTCGACGCCATGCCTCCTTTCATCGGCTACAAATCACTGAGCCCGTCGCACTCGCAAGTTTGTTGCATATGCAGGCGGCGTAGCGATGGAATTGGCGTCTATCTGCACGATCGTCGAAACCCTCGCATCGCCTGGGCCTGCGACGATCATATCGAACTCGCTAACAAGGCGCTCAAAATGCCGCGCAAGGAATTTGACACGTTCGAGACTCAGGCGATCGAGGAGGCCGGCTACGCAGCCGGGCAGTATCTCGACACGATCGGCAAGACCGATCTCGCGCAGCTCGAACAACACGAATGGTTGAAATTCTGCAAAACAATCGTTGACGCCTTCGGCAAGGATTTGTGTAAAAAGGTGGCCTCGTTCGATCCTCCGTTCTAGGTCGCGAAATGCTCGACGATGATGACGTTTTCGACCCGCTCCAATACGCGCCGCCGACTTCCGCGCTCGACGAGCTGCGCGCAATCCCACATTGGGTGAGCTGGAAATATTTCCTGCGTCCAGGCACGACGAAGCCGACGAAGCCGCCCGTCGATCCGAACACTGGCGGCGCAGGCTCGCACAGCGATCCGAAGACATGGGCGGCCTATGAGAAGGCGTGTTGGCGCACGCGCTTCTCGCGCCTCGCGGGCGTCGGCTTCGTCCTGACGGATGGCGACGGACTCACCGGCATCGATCTCGACGCCTGCAGGAACGCAGAGACCGGCGAGCTGGAGCCGTGGGCGGCCGAGATCATCGAGCTGGCGGAGACCTACGCCGAGGTCAGCCCGAGCGGCACAGGCGTCCGCCTCCTGGCCAGAGGGAAGGTCACGAGCGCGACGAAATGCGACGCCGCCCACGTCGAGATTTACGGCTCGCTGCGCTACCTGACGATCACCGGCAACCACATCGACGAGACGCCAGAGGACATCCGCCCTGCTCCGCAGACGATCGAGCAGCTGCTCGCGCGCGTCGCGGCGCACACTCCGAAGGCGGTGACTTCCGAGCAAGGAAATCAGCCAAAACATCAGCAAATCGTAAGGCCGAGAGGCGGTGACCACCGCAGAGAGAATCAGCCTCAAAGCGACGGCAAGAGCTTCTTCCGAGCAGTAAACGAGCGCGCGCTCGCCAATCTCGATCTTTGGGTGACGGCGATCTTCCCGAGCGCCAAATTCCAGCCGAGCACGGGCGCGTTCCGCGTCACATCGAAGTCGCTCGGCCGCCAACTCCAGGAAGACATCGCGCTCGCGCCGACCGGGATTGTCGATTTCGGCGTCGCCGACATGGGTGATCCGCAACAAGGAAAGCGCACAGCCATCGACATGGCGATGGAATGGGGCGGGGCCGAAGACGCTACCGCCGCCGCCAAATGGCTGTGCGACAAGCTCGGCGTGACGGCGGAAGCACTCGGCTGGCGCGACGAGGATGCGGCCATCGCAGAGCTTGCGGCGCAGCTCGGGCGAACGCTCGTCGAGGACGAGGATGGGACGCTCCATGACCCGGAGACCGGAGAGGTTTTCGAACGGCCAGCGATGAGCGCAGCGGCGCGCATGGACGAACGCCTGACGCGCCCGCCTGGGCTCATAGGCGAGATCGTCGATTGGATATGCGCGACCTCTCGCCGACCAAATAGGGCGCTCGCGCTCGGGCCGGCTATCGCCACGGTCGGAGCCATCTGCGGGCGATATTGGGCGGGGCCGACGCGATCAGGAACGAATTTCTATCTGGCGCTCCTCGCGCCGACCGGGGCCGACAAAGAGCACCTCGTGCGCTCGCCTGGGCGGATGCTGGAGGCGATCGGACTGAGCGCGCTTATCGGACCGAAGGAGTTCATGTCGCAGACGGCGATCCAGGCGCATGTGCTCGACACGCCCGTCAGCCTGTGCGCGCAGGATGAGTTCGGAGCGTTCATGGCGCGTGTTCACGCCAAGCGGGCGTCGTCATTCGAGCGCGGCATTTCGAAAGAGCTGCGCGAGCTGTGGGGCCTCAATTTCAACAGCACGACGACGGCAGCCTATGCCTCCCGGAAGGCGTCACATATCTACGCCGCGTCGCTGACGATCCTCGGCGCGAGCAACCCAGATGAATTCTGGGCGGCGTTCGAAGGGGCCGATATTCTAAACGGCTTCCTGAACCGTTTTCTCATGCTAGAAATGGACGATCGCCCGCCGCCGAAGAAGCCGGAGCTAGCCGATCCGAGCATCGTCCCGTCGAGCATCATCGCCGGGCTCCTGGCGCTCCATGCCGGCGGCGATGGCGTCGAGAGCGGAACGTCGGCACAGTGCCTATCGCCTGAAGCGCGGGCCTCGACCTGGAAGCCGGTAATCGTCGATTGGGAGAGCGAGGCCGTCGAGCGCATCTGGCTCGAATACGAGGAGGAGGTTATCGAGCGTCACGGCCAACCTGGGGCGTCAGAGCGAATGCCCTACTACGCGCGCGCCGCTCAGAACGCGATCCGGCTCGCGACGATCCAGGCGCTGGCCCGCCTCGGCGTCGGCGATCCGAAGGTGACGGCGCAGGATGTGAAGTGGGGCATAGAGGTTGCGGAGTTCTCGGCGCAAACGATGCTACGCGGAGCTGGCCTCTATATCAGCGAGACGGATCATCAAAAGAGCGCCAACAATGTGCTCAGAATCATCACGAATAAGGGCGGCTTCGCGAGCTATCGCGATATCTCTCAGGCGCTCAAGAGCCGTCTGAAATCTCGCGACTTGCAGGACGTGATAAAGACGCTACTCGACGGCGGGTTCATCGTCGAGGAAGTCGTCAAGAGCGGAAAGGGCGGACATGCGGTAAAAAAATACCGCCTTGGCGGCGGTATGGATTAGGGCTTGGTCACCAAGGACATCATTGACCCGAGCACGAACAGAACGGCCAGCGGCACGATCGACATGCTGACGATTTCATATATGGCAAGAATCGCGTATTCTATTGTCTCAAAAACGGTTTTCATGGTTGTCGCCCATTGTCGTTAGGAGACAACCATCGTTCATTTATCTCATTTCGTCAAGCTTTAGAGCGATACGTGTCAATCATGGCCACGATGGCATTTTTGTAACCGTCGTAAACCCCATTTGGCGCATCCTTCCATTCGTTAGCCCAATCGACGTGACCGGACAATCGACATAAACGCTCCATCTGCCTTGGCGTAGCTCCGCAGCGTGGCGTTTCTGTCATCGATTCGCAATAACGAACAAACTGGTCGTCTGACATTGTGTCCATTGTCTACACCTATTCACAATCTGGGTTGCGCACAAGATCGGCGGCGACATACTCACCGTCCGACTCCAGCTCATCCGCTATCGTCTCGCGCGTTTTCTCAAGCTCGCCGATCCTGACGACGTATCCGGCGATCATCTCCTCCTGGCCTTCGATGATCTCGCGCGCTGTGCGGAGTTCGTTGCGGAGCGATGTGATCTCATTTCCGTCTCTCACGCCATGCTCTTGCGCTGATGATTGAAGCTTACGAAAGCGCTCGCGCACATCCGCAAGCTCTGCGTGCAATGCGTATCTCACGTCATGCCCACGAAGCATCCCGGCGAATGCGAACGTCTTCGTCTTCCAGTCATCGGTGTCGATGGCTTCGAGCAGCCATTGCGGCTCTTTGTGATACTCGTTCGAGCCAAAGAAAGGGCGAAGTGGAATGATACCGCGCTCGCGGCGCTCGCCTCGCCAGTTCGTGTAGTCTATCGCGAGCGGAACTTCCTTTCGCGCATCGAACTGCGGCGTGGCCATAGCCGCGCGATAGTTCGATCTCTGTCGATCTCTATCCTCGATGCGGCCAGCGCGCATCGACTCGTAGTCATCTTCCAGACGATTGAGCTTGTCACGCGCTTTGTCGCGATCTGCCATTAAGGCAACAATTTTTTCACCTAGTTCGATGCTACGCTTATTCGCGTGATTGAGTTCTTTCGTCAGGCACCCAATGGCTTCTACGAACGGAGATTGGTCCTCCATATTTGTCGTGCCGCCATTTAGTATTTCAACGCAAGCCTCACGGATGGCGGATCGCGTCACGCCACCTTGGCAGTTAGCGAGCGCAGACAGGCCGTCGCGAAGACGCTTGACCTCATCGCTGGCTGCGAAAATTGACGTGTTAAGCTCGCGATTACGCGCTCCAAAATGATCTCGTTCGGCCACAAGGCGCGAAATTGTCGCGTCTCGCTCAGCGATAAGAGGGACGACGATCTTTGATGCAACTCGCCGCGCGTCGTCCTGCCGAAGACTATTACCGTAAGCGACCCACGGAACATAACCATCAACGTCCGACCATGTTTCGTAAATTGCTTGAGCAGCAACTTCGGTCGCCTCCTTCAATGTCTCATCCATCACCATTCTCCTTCGCCACTTTCCGCGCCTGCCGCTCATGCGCGATATCGTTCATGAACCGCACCCATTTCGTGCGATCAGGCCGCCGCCCATCACAGACTCCGTAGCGGATCAGCCAGCGCGCGGCACGCCAACTGAGACAGTGCTTGCGCCTCCAGGCGGCTTTGATCGCCGCGATCTTCCGTGCTCGCGCCATCACTGCCACCTCAGAGCATCGATCGCCGCGCGCACCGCATCATCCGACAAGCCAGAGGGGCGCTTCCGTCCGACGACCGTGCGCAGATCCGCCCACAGCGCATCCTCTGGCTCGATGGACTTCGGCGTGACACGCGCCTTACCTTCCTCCTTGGCCGCGTCGCGCGCCTTGCGGAGCTTCTTCGCGCCCTCCTCCGCGCCGTCTTCGCGGATCACGCGCGCCGCCAGCGAAGCGCTGACCTCGCCGTCTTTCACCATGTTGTGAACTTCGGCCGGGGCGGCCTGGAAGTCGATGATGAACGCCACATATTGCGCCGTCTTTCCGACCCGCCTCGCGATATCGGCAACCGTCAAAGAGCCGTCAAGCGCCATGGCTCTGCGGAAATTCACGCCCTGCTCGATCGGCGTCAGTCGCTTGCCGCTGTTGAAGAGGTTTTGCGAGAGGATGCGATCGACATCGTTCGTTCCGCGCTGCTCGGGAATGCACGGAACGGTTTTGATGTTTGCGCCACGCTCGATCGCAAGCATCGTCGCGGTCAGTCGGCAATGGCCATCGGACACGAAAACGTCGTCGCCTTCCGAGAAGATCACGAGAGGCTGTTTGACGCCTTCCATGGCGATGCTATCAGCCAACCATTCGATGTGCTCGCGGTTGTCGTCGGTATTGAGATCGCGCGCATTGAGATCGGGTTTGATCTTGATCTTGCGCGGATCGAAGTTGAGGAACGTGCCGCGCGACTCTGCGATGGATTTCAGGTCAGCCATGATCCGGTTCTTTCTTCTTTGTGGAGCGCAAAGACGACATCCTTGCCGACCTGCGTCAGCTTCCACATGACGTTTGATGCGTTGATCTTTTCCTTCTCGACGAGATCTAGGTCGAACAGCGCGTTGAGGGCGTAGCGAGCGCGAGCGCATGTCATCGCACTCCCACCTGTGACCCAAAACGTAGTCGCCCAATTCGTCGCGGTGTCGAGGCGATCCAAGCATTGCTTCATGTTGTTAGTGAGGACACTCATGATCCATGCCCTTCTTCAGTGTGGATCGCCTGCTCACATATCTCCTTCAGCGCTTCCGCAATCTTCAGGTCGAGCGTCACAGTGGAGCCATCGTCAGAATGCGTGATGGCGAATTTCACATGCGCGAGATAGCCGCGAATTTGGCGTGAGTTGCGCCACTTCGGGCCGGCAATCTTCACGGGCGGCTTCTTGCCAATAGCTGGAATGAATTTGCTCATCCCACCCTCCCGATCATCAACACGGGCTGCGAATTGTCTTCGATCGGACGGCCAATCGTCGCTCCGTCGCCAGCCTTCGAGCCAGAGATGAAAGCCATCGGATCGAGCGTCGCCTTGCTCTCGTGCGCCTTCTTGAGCTTCATATTCAGCTCGGCGTAGGCTTGCTCGACGAGCGCATTCTTGACGACGACGAGCGCCGTTCCGCCGACGATCGGCGAGGCGGCGTCTGACGCCGCTTTCATCGCGCGCAGGCGAATGTTGATGCGATTGCAGCAGCCGAAGATGAAGCCATTGCGGGCCTGGATAGATGCGCCGCGATCTCCGGTCTTCTTCCGCTCCTTCATGTAATCGTCAGCGGCGCTTCTCACGAACTGAGAAAGCGTGGAAAGCAAAAACTTGGCGAACATGACATCGCTTTCCAAGCCGAAGAACGTCGTCGTCGCCTGAGCATCGTGGCGTCGATGCGTATGCCACGCGCGGCAATTGCAGAATTGCGCGATGTTCTCGGCTAGATTGAACGGTATTCTATCGCGCCGGCTGTGATCGACACATCCTTCGCCGGGCTTCTCGCCGTCGAACGTCACATCGGCACTGGCGATATCGTGCTCGTCCATGAGCTTGCGCGCCTTCTCCAGCGCGATCATCGCTTCAGCTTCCGTGCAGCCGTTCTCGGTCGTCTTGGACATGAGCGCTTTGATGCGATCAATGAGCTTCTTGCGGTCATCCATTATTCCGCGCCTTCTTTTCGAATGTCGATACGAGCAACTGCCGGATTGCCTCTGGGCGCGACGGCTTGTCCACTCTGCCGCCGCGCCAATTGTCGAGCGCCGAGATCATCGCCGGCGTCATGGTGACGAGCACGCGCCCACTGCCGCTCAACGGGCGGCCCACCTTTGGGGTTTTCACGCTGCAATCCTCATTGCTTGCCGGCGGGCTCGCTCGACCTCGATTGCCTGCTTGAACAGGCGCTCGACATCGACGAGCTGGAATTCGGCTTTCAGCGCGACCTTGATCGGATCGGCGTCGTCGAGGTTTTTGAGCGGGCGCAAGCAGCGCGCTATCGCACTGATTTTCGCCTCGCGTTCGAGAAGGAGCAGAGCCACGATTGAACTCCATGAATGTTGGTCGGGCGAGCCGGACTCGAACCGGCGACCTCTGACACCCAAAGTCAGCGCACTACCAGACTGTGCTATCGCCCGTTGTTGGTTATTCGACGCCTTCGACGAGCGTCACGATGATCTCTTCGCTGCCATAGGACAGCAAGCCGACATCGCGCTCGCGCGTTCCCGGAGCTTCGCTGATATCGCTGACTGTGACGACGCGGCGGTAGATGGCCAAGTCGCAATCACTATCCAGTGTCTTAATGATGCTTCCATTCTCGACGCCCGCAAACTCGCGCTTCGTGACGACGATCCGCGAGCCTTCGAATTTTGCCCGATCTAGAACGTCTTTGATGGCTTCCTTGCGGTGCCAGACGTGCTCGGCGTCTATGCTACGAAACGCCATATTGAGAGCGTCGTGAGCATTGACGAGCGTGCCGATGGAGAACGTCAGTTGCTCGCGCATCTTCGGGGCCGAGCGCAGGAGTGGATCGGCGTTGACGGCCAGCGTGAGAAGCTGACGCATCAAATCACGCTGGTCTTCTGCATCGACGCTTCCATTCAGCATCGCATCAATGCTGGCGTCGCTCGGAGCCCACGGGCCAGTGGGGGATTTCCGCTCGCTCATCGGCCCGCCTCCGCAGCGGCGATCTCGACCTCGATGGCGGACAGGCAGGCGTCGGTGATCTTGTCCCACGCCGCCCGCGCCGCCCGCGCCGCCGCCCGCGCCGCCGCCCACGCCGCCTCCGCCGCCGCCCGCGCCGCCCGCGCCGCCGCCCGCGCCGCCGCCCGCGCCGCCCGCGCCGCCTCCGCCTCCGCCGCCGCCTCCGCCGCAGCCCATTCGTCTCGCGTCGGGATATCTCCGCCGATCTCGCGGTCGATCATAGCAATGACACTGGAGCACGACTGGCTCTTATCGTGTGGCAGTGCAATCTCCAGGCTCGCGCGCAGCGTTTTCAGTAAGACACGACGCCACGCGGCTTCGCCGAGCACATGCCAACGGTTGGCTGCGGCGGCGTAGCGCTGGATCATCGCCGGCCACACAGCGAGCGATCCTTTGTCGTCGAAGCTAGGCGTTATCGTAGCGAGCCACCCGGGCATGAGATCGGCCGGGCATTTCGACGGGCGCATTCCCGGCGCGATGGCGGCAATCAAGCACGCCGTCTCACGCCCGTCGTCGTCGTGGCTTTCCCACACATTACGCACGATGCGCCCTTCGGCGACGAACTGGTTGAAGCGGGTAAGATCGAAAGGCATCTGTCAGTCTCCGGTTGAAGTCGATAATTTCAAATATCGGAAAATATCCGTCGTCGTCAAGTGGCGCGTCGTGCTTTTTCCGTCGTCGCAGTCAAAAAAAGAGCGGGCCGAAGCCCGCTGCTTTTGGTTTTTTGACTGGCCAGGGTGAGTTATTTCCGATCTCCAGACCAGCGATATGCCTGATAGTCGCCGAGTGTGGCAAAGCACATATAGCCGCCACGGTATGGCATGAAGACATTCGCCCAGGGGAATATCTTGCGCGCTTCCTCGGCGCTATCACAGCGCGCGGTTCCGACGCTGTAATCAGGACCGGCGGCCGGATCGACGCCAACGATCATGGCGTTTTGTTCGGTGGGTTCCATTGTATCAATCTTTCTCAGGAAGAGGATGATCGACGTAATTTCCTGCCTCGTCTCGCGGGCGGCAAGCGACATATCCGTATTTTCCGTGCTTCTCGACGACGCAACCCCGAAAGTTCGCATGACGATGAAGCGCCTCAACCGTGATACCGCACAGAGCGGCGCGCGATTTCTTGGCAGAAGCCCACCCACGGCGGCCATCGCGGACCTCCCGGCATTCGTTGATGAACTTCGAAAGTTCGGCATTGTCAGCCATCTCGTCAGCCCTCCAAATCAACGGGTTTTCGGCAGTATCCAAATCGCGACGCATTTGGCGAACTCGCGAAAGGTGGTAGAGCGGCACATTTCAGCGAACGTGTCGTAGCCGGATCGATATTGCGCGAACAGGTCGAGCGCATCGTCCTTCGATTGCGCAACCGTCTCGAATAGGCGCTCTTGGCAATCTTCGTCGCGGTAGATGGCGTATGAGTTGATCGTTTCCACGCTCACTTCTCTTCTCCAGCCTTGGCGACAGCATTCGCGCCTTCACGGATGAAATGGAGCACGCCCTTCGTGCGAGACGGCGGGTTGGCCTGCCGGCGTCGCCACGCATCGACCTCCGTCAGGATATCGACCGGCACATTGACGAGCACCGGGACGGTCGCCGCTCGCATCGCGGACTCGCGCTTATTTTCCATTTTGGCTAGCTCCTTTTGTGAACTTATTTACGTATGATATTTATTTAAATTGCACAGTCAACGGATTTTTTCCGTCGATCGCCGTCTCACTTGGTCAAGTGAGGATGGTTTTCGAGCAAGTGAGGATCAGCCCAATTCCTCACTTGGTTCTAGGTATTTATTCCTGACATAAAGACATGTGCATATGTGCATTTCTGCTAACGTATTGATTTCATTAGCTTTTTCTTCTCTTATATTTAATATATATTTAAAATTACTATAGGAAGAAAGACAAGCAGAAGCAAGTGAGGCAAGTGAGACAGGGTTTGGAGTGGTTGCTGCCTACTTTGTAGGCGCTCATCTTTTAGGCAGAGACCTCTCTAGGAGTCGTCTCACTTGCCTCACTTGACCTAAATTAGCCGATATCAACGGCTTAGGTCATCCTCACTTGCATTCCTCACTTGCTCAAATCGTGCCTCACTTGACCAAGTGAGGATCGGCTCGGAGAGCAAAGCCGGGGCTTGCTTGAGAGGAAAATCCGTCGTAAATCAGACGAGTGACGGAATTTCTCCGTCAACGTGAGCGTCGGTTTCGAGTTTGTCAATCGTCATTCGAATAGAGAATGTGAAATTCTTCGATGGCCGCCAAATCGACCAACAACAAGCATGAACTCAACGCAAGGCAGAGAGCCTTCATTGAGGAATACTTGATCGATTTGAATGCCACTCAAGCTTATATTCGCGCTGGTTATTCGGCGAGAGGGAACGCTGCGGAAGTAAGTGCGGCGAAGCTGCTAAGACATCCTCAGGTATCAAAGCGTATCGAAGAACGTAAGAACGAACTGCAAGTTCGAACCGAGGTTACTCAAGAGAGAGTGCTGAAGGAACTTTCTCGACTTGCATTCTTCGACATCGGAAAAGCCTTCACTGAGGAAGGAACGCTTCGCCCTATTCACGAGATCGACGAAGATACTCGTCGCGCGCTCATGGGTCTCGATGTTCTACAGGTGACGGAAGACGGGCAGCTCGTCGGCACGATGAAGAAGGTCAAGCTGGCGAACAAGATAGACGCGATCGACAAGCTGATGAAGCACCTGGGCATGTTCAGCCCGGTCCGCGTCAAGTTCGACGATCCTCTCTCAGTGCTCGTCAAACAGGTGCAGGGCTCGTCTTTCAAGCCGACTGGGCAGACGCAGCAGTCGAGCGAACAGAGCGTGACAGCGAGCGCGGAGAGCGTCGCCGAGCGAGCGCTGCGTGAAGCAGCTACGACCGGCGCGAGCTTCATGTCGATCTTCCCAGGCGCGGCGATGGAGGACGACGATGGCTGACGCTTATGGAATTTTGCGGGGTCGAACGCTGGCCGACGCCTACACGGAAAACGAGAAGATCGACAGCGAGCGCAGGTCGATCTTGTGTGTTGTATGCGGTCATTCTGTGGATCGTCTCATGAAGCATAGAGACGACGAAACCATGTCATGGATCACCGAAGTTAGATGCCACGGGAAGGCAGAAATTCACGAAGGCGGCATGTTCGCTTTTAGGTGCGAGGCGGCCAAATGAAATCGCCTCAGCGCCGCATCAAGCGCAGCCTCCCGCAGTTCGCCGAGCAGCCTCGGCAATCGATCGAAGCGCTCGACCCGCACGCGCGAGCCGCCTACGCGATCATGCGGACGAGCGCCGGAATGACGGTCGAGCAGATCGTCGAGCGCTGGCAGATCGAAGGCTGGAGCAATGCGAGTCAGCAAAGCAAGATCGCTGCGGCGAATATGGCGCTCAAAAGCCTTTCTCGCGCGCGCTATGCGCGTCGGATCGGCGACGAGTGGAGCGTTGTATGAGCGTCGGCATCGACTTCGTTCCGAAATCGAATGAAGACATGGCGCTCGCGCTTGCCGATCCGATGTGGCGCGTGTGCTCAGGCCAGCTCTATCGCATCCTCGTCAAATCGCCTGACGAGATCACAGGCGAGACGAATATCGCGTTCAAGCCGAACAGAGCGCAGCGTCGTTTGCTCGCATCGCTGTGGCACCGCAATCTGATCTTGAAGGCTAGACAGCTAGGGTTCACGACGCTGATCGCCATCCTCTGGCTCGATCATGCTCTGTTCAACAGCGATCAACGCTGCGGCATTATCGCGCAAGATCGTGAGAAAGCGCAGGAGATTTTCCGCGACAAGGTGAAGTTCGCTTACAACAATCTTCCAGAAGTGCTGCAACAGGTAATGCCGCTCGAAAGGGACAGTGCTAGCGAGCTTCTATTTGCGCACAACAACTCGTCAATTCGCGTCGCCACGTCGATGCGATCTGGAACGATCCATCGTTTGCACATTTCAGAGTTCGGCAAGATATGTGCGAAGTTTCCAGATAAGGCGGCAGAAGTCGTTACCGGATCGTTGCCATCTGTCCCGCTAGACGGGATTACGATCATCGAGAGCACGGCCGAAGGGCAAGGCGGTGAGTTCCACGACATGACGAAGCGCGCTCAGGCGCTCGCCGAGTCGAAGGCAGAACTGACGCTGCGCGACTATCGTTTTCACTTCGCGGCGTGGTGGCAGGCTCCTGAGTATCGGATCGATCCGAGGGGCGTCATCATAACCGCCAAGGATCATGAGTATTTCGATATCGTCGAGTCGAAGATCGGACAAAAGCTCGCGATGGACCAACGCGCTTGGTATGTCGCAACGCGCAACAGCGACTTCGCCGGCGATCCTGAGAAGATGTGGCAGGAATATCCGAGCTACCCGGAGGAAGCGTTCAAAGTCTCGACAGAAGGAACCTATTACGCTGTTCAGCTCGCCGCCGCGCGACGCGATGGAAGGATCGGCAAGGTTCCATTCGTCTCTGGAGTTCCGGTCAATTCGTTTTGGGATATCGGAGCCGGAGACGGAACGGCGATATGGTTTCACCAGAAGGTCGGAGCAGAGCATCGCTTCATCGGTTTCGAAGAGGCTTGGGGTGAGCCCTACTCGTATTTCGTCGGCAAGATGCAGTCGCGCGGATGGATATGGGGAACGCATTATCTCCCGCATGACGCCGACCACGTTCGCCAACAAGGAACACGCCTAGCGTCGCCGAAGCAGATGCTCGAAGAGATCGCGCCTGGGTGGAAGTTCGAGATCGTTCCGCGCGTGGACGATATTCAGCACGGAATTCAGATGACGCGCGATGCGTTCTCCAAGTGCTGGTTCGATGAAGAGACATGCCAATCCGGCCTTGCGCATTTGGCGATGTATCGCAAGCAGTGGAACGAGCGCCTAGGCGTGTGGTCTGACGTTCCTCGTCACGACGAGCACAGCGAGGCTGCGGACTCGTATCGTCAGTTCGCACAGGGTTGGGCAGAGCACGCCGTTTCGTCAGGGATGAGGCCGCGTCGTCGAAACACGTCTGGAATGGCAGCATGACACAGCATGACCTCGATTTGACCAAGACGCATTTCGTTCGCACGTTCGGCGACATCACGGCGATAGGAGCGTGGTTCGGACAGAAGAAACGGCCGGCGCTCGTTCTCGCTCCGACAGCGCGGCTCGGCATTGCGCCAATCATTCCGTGCGTCGTTCCGCTTTCGAGCGCCTGGAAGTGGGCGGAAGAGACGGGCGACGGAAGGCTGTGCGCTCGCCTTTCTGTGAGCTTCGCAGACTATCTCGGTCTCAACTCGGCGAACGTGCGAGACGTAATGCGCGTCACGTCGATAATTCGCGAGTGCCTCGGCGATCTCATTTCAATGCCGCCGAAGCCGATCGAAGACAGCATTGTCGTCGCCGATATCATCCGCACTGACGAGAGCGGCAAGCAGCAACATCACGAGGTCATCGAAAATGTTTGACGATCCGATGGATAGCGGCTTCGACCTCAAGAACTCGAAGAGAAGCGGGACGGCGATCGATAGATTGCCTGTCATCAAGGACGCGCAGTCGGCGGCGGTGAAGTCGCACAAGCTCGACAGCTTCGATATGCAGCAGCTTCATCATCGCTTGATGGCGTTCTACATCCGCGAGCTTCGCCGGCAGGAGACGAACCGCTATGAGCAGGATCGCGATGAGGAGTTCTACGACAACAACGCTTGGAGCGACACCGACAAACAGGTGCTCAAAGAGCGCGGTCAGGTGCCGCTGAACTACAACGTCATCGCGCCGATGGTGAATTGGATCACCGGAACGGAGAAGCGGACCAGGACAGACTATCGCATTCTGCCGCGCCGCAAGGATGGATCGAAGCCGGCCGAGCGCAAGACGCAGCTCATGAAGTATCTTGGCGACGTGAACCGTTTTGGCTTCGCCAAGAGCCGCGCATTCGAGGATGCGGTGAAGGTCGGCGTCGGTTGGCTAGAAGGAGGCGGGCAGGACGAGAGCGACGGAGAGATCGTCTACGCCCGCTCCGAGTCATGGCGCAACATGCTGTGGGATAGCGCTTCAATCGAAAAGGACATGAGCGACTGCCGATATGAAATCCGCGTGAAGTGGGTCGATACGGATATAGCCGACTCGATGTTCAAAGATCGCAGCTTCATCATCCATCAATCAGCTATCGAGTCGGATCGATTGCTGATTGATAGCTCCATGGGCGACACGCCGATGGATACGATGGAGATTGCGGACGGAACGTATAGAACCGACCGCCAAGATTTCGACTATCGCCGCAAGCGCCTTCGATTGATAGAGATTTGGTTCCGCGCTCCAGTCAATGTTCGCATCCTGAAAGGCGGAGACTTCGGCGGCGACGTTTACGAGGAAGGCCACCCGAGCCACGATGAAGCCATCTCCTCTGGCCAGTCGGTTGTCATCTCCAAGGTGAAGATGCGAATGCACTGCGCTATCATGGCGCAGAAAGGCTTGCTGTGGGTTTCGCAGAGCCCGTATCGCCACAATGATTTCCCGTTCACGCCAATCTGGTGCTACAGGCGCGGAAAGGACGGGCTTCCATATGGCGTCATTCGCGGAGTGCGCGATCTTCAGGACGATGTGAACAAGCGCGCATCGAAGGCGCTGCACATCCTCTCGACGAACAAGACGATCATGGAAGAAGGAGCTGTGCCTGACATCGACGAATATGTCGAGGAAGTCGCGCGGCCTGACGCGGTGATCGTTAAGAAGAAGGGATATGAGCTAGAGCTGAATGTCGATCGCGATCTATCCGAAGCGCACATGCAGCTAATGTCGCGTTCCATCGAGATGATCCAGTCGGTATCTGGCGTCACCGACGAGAATATGGGCCGGCAGTCGAACGCAACCTCTGGCAAGGCGATCCAGGCGCGGCAGAGCCAGGGCTCGCTTGCTACGACCGGCATATTCGACAACCTTCGTCTCGCGTCGCAGATGCACGGCGAGAAGGAGCTGTCTCTCATCGAACAGTTCTTCACCGAGCAGAAGGCATTCCGCATCACAAACATGCGCGGCACGCCTGAGTATGTGAACATCAACGACGGAATGCCGGAGAACGATATCGTTCGAACGAAGGCTGATTTCGTTATCAGCGAGGACGACTGGAATGCGACGATCAGGCAGAACCAAGTCGAAGAACTCATCAAGCTGTTGATGGAACTAGCGCCGGTCGCCCCGCAGATCGTCGTCGTCATGCTCGATCTTCTCGTCGAGAAGATGGACATCCCGAACCGCGACGAGATCGTTCGCCGCATTCGGCAGGCGACTGGAATGCGCGACCCAGATCAAGAGCAGCCGACGCCAGAGGACATCGCGAAGGCGAAGGAGCAGGCTCGCCAGAAGCAGCTACAGGACGCGATGCAGCAAGCCGAGCTCGACGAGAAGGTCGCGAGCACGCAGCTAAAGAGAGCGCAGGCCGGAAAAGCGCAGGCCGACGCGAACGACAAGGCGCAGCGGATCGCAGCCGAGCTGGCTGGTCTCAACGTCGAGAGCCAGAAGGCTGCGATCGAAGCAGCGCTTCTCCTCGTGGGCGCTCCGCCAGCAGCCGGCGTCGCTGACGGCTTGCTGCATGAGGCCGGCTTCAAGAGCCGGTCCGAGCAGGAAGACGAGGCGAGCTTGCAGCAGGCGATGGAGCAGCACGCACAGCGCCAGCAAGCGGCCGTCGCCACGCAGCAGGCGCAACAGCAACAGGTTCAACAGGCTGGCAATGTCGCCGGTCAATTGGAGCAGCAGGGGCTAGGACAATGAGTTTCACGAAGGTCAAGTCGTCGATGATTTCCGAGGTCGCATATGACGAAGCGGCGGCGGTGATGCACGTCAAGTTTCCGAACGGAAAGCAATACAGCTATTTCGGCGTGACGCCGAAGCAGCACCAGGAACTCATGAAAGCCGAGTCGATCGGCAAGCACTTCGGCGCGCACGTTCGCGGGAAGTTCGAGCACAAGATGGTGGAGGCTGCGAAGTGAGCAGGCAATTGGATGAATTCGTCGATGATCTTATTATCGCTAAAAAAATAGCAGCGATGACAGATTGCCACGCGAAGCCGGGAGAGCCTGACACTCACTTTGCGCTTCTTCGCATCCTATCGGCGGCCTATCACCAGTCGAAAGGCGGAAAGGGCCAGGAGCGCCACGGGAACGGAAAGCCGTTCGACAAGCAGCCGATCATGGAGATCGCACGCATGGTCGGCGTCGGCGGCCAGACGTTCCAAATCTGCAAGAAGGCGCAGGAGGCCACGACGATGGTCGAGCGCGGACAACTCGACGCGGCGAAGCACGAACTGCTCGGCGCGATCGTCTATGCGGCTGCGGCCGTCCTTTTGATCGAAGAGAAGCAGGGAGAACGGAAGTGACCGACAAGCCGAACTACGAAGGACTCACGGCGGAAGAGATCGCCGAGATCGAGGGCGGGGCCGAAGAGCTGGCGCTCATCGACAACCTGACAGGAGACGACGAGCCGGAGGCGAAGCCTGCGGTCGCGCCGGCCGAGGAAGCGGCGAAGCCGGCCGACAAGGAACCGGAGCCGGAAGAGCTGCGGAGCGATCCAGCGCCAATTCTCCCCACCTCTGGCCCGAAGGATGCGGAACAGCGCACGGCGGCGATCAAGGCCGACCGAGACGCGCTCGTCGCCAAGTTCGAAGACGGCGACATTACCGCGCGCGAATACGCGGATGGCCTCGAAGCGCTGAATGAGAAGCGCAACGAGATCGAGCGCGAACGGCTGAAGGCCGACATCGGCCGCGAGGCGCACGAGAACGCAATCGTCAATCAGTGGAACCGGGACGTGTCGGATTTCCTTTCGACGACGGCCAAGCACATCGCCGATCGCGGAGAGCGCGCGCTCCTGGCGTTCGACCAGTATGTGAAGTCGGTCACAGGCGATCCGAAGAACGCCAATCTCTCGAACCGCGCTCAGCTCGACAAGGCGTATCGGGAGTTCACCGCCGACCTCGGCGGCGCGCCGGAGAAGAAGGTCGGCGACGGAGAAGCCCCGAAGCCAAAGCCGAAGCCGGTCATTCCGCCGACGCTCGCCAGGCTTCCGGCTGAGGAGATCACGGAGACGACCGATGGCCGCTTCGCGCAGCTCGACAGACTGGCGGAAACCGATCCGGCAGCTTACGAGCGCGCCGTCTCTCGGCTGACTGACGAAGAGCGCATCGCCTACGAGCGATAATAGGAGCAAAAACAATGTGGTTCGCTGAGTTGACGGCTGGCGATAGCATCGAAATAGGCGGCGTGGTTGTGAAGCTGGAAGAGAAATCCGGCAAGAAGGCGCGACTGTCGATCGATGGGGACAGGGATATCGCCGTCACCGTCAACTCAGCGAGCCGCAAAGAAATTCTTGACAAGCCCAATTCAATACCGCTTGAAGTGAAAACTGAAATCGGATAATTTCCGTCGAACGCGATGGCGCAAGAGTGCCTGATGCGGGTTTCAAAACCCTCATGAGGCACGTCCTATGACCGCAACAGTCATTCCTTTTGGCGACCCGAAGGCGCAGAAGCGCTGGAGCGCCTTTCTTTCCGTCGAGCAGAACAAGAAGAGCTATTTCACTCGGAAGTTCATCGGCGAGGAAGCAAACAGCATCATTCAGCGCAAGACGGAGCTGGAGTCGGACGCGGGCGATCGTGTGTCGTTCGACCTCTCCGTTCTGCTGCGCGGAAAGCCCACAGCCGGCGACAATCGAGTGAAGGGCAAGGAGGAAAACCTCCGCTTCTACACCGATGAAGTCGCGATTGACCAGCTCCGTCACCCGGTCTCGGCCGGCGGCAAGATGTCCCGCAAGCGCACGTCGCATGATCTTCGCAAGGTCGCGCGTGATCGCCTGTCCGATTATTGGTCGCAGTATATCGACGAGATGCACTTCATGTATCTCGCGGGCGCGCGCGGCATCAATCAGGACTTCATCGAGGACACCGACTACACTGGCCACGCGGGCAATGCGCTCCAGGCTCCTGATGCGCAGCACATCATCTACGGCGGCGTGGCCACGTCGAAGGCGTCGCTCGCCTCGACCGACAAGTTCACGAAGGGCGTCGTCGAGAAGGCGGTCATCGCCTCGACCATGATGCGCGCGCTCGATCCGAACGCGGCCAATATGCTGCCCGTCACCGTCAACGGCGAGCCTCATTACGTCTGCTTGATGACGCCGTTCCAGGAATACGATCTTCGCACGGCCGATACGACCGGGTGGCTCGAAATCCAGAAGGCGGCTGCGGCGGCCGAGGGTCGGAAGAACCCGATCTTCCAGGGCGGCCTCGGCATGATCAACAACGTCGTGCTGCATTCGCACGCGAGCGTCATCCGCTACAGCGACTACGGAGCCGGCGCGAACGTCGCCGCCGCGCGGGCGCTGTTCCTTGGCCGTCAGGCCGGCGTCGTCGCCTACGGCACGGCGGGCGGCCTGCGCTTCACCTGGAAGGAAGAGATGGACGACTACGGCAACGAGCCGACCGTCGTCGCCGGCACGATCATCGGCGTGAAGAAGACGCGCTTCAACAGCCGCGACTTCGGCGTCATCGCCATCGACACCGCCGCAGCGTCGCCGAATTGATCGGCGGCGTCTGAACAACTCTTTCTCGGAGCAAGATCATGGTTGCCATCATTCAGGGAAAATACGGCCGCCTTCGCGAGACGCCTCCGCGTCCGCAAACGGCCGGCGCACTGCACGTCGCCGAGTTCATCTACGACGCCTCAGCCGGCCTCCTCGCCGTGGACAAGCTCGAACTCGGCATCCTCCCGGCCGGCGCGGACATCTACGACTACTTCTTTTGGTCCGAGACCGATCTCGGCGCGAAGACGATCAGCGCTGGCGTCATGTCTGGCACGGTCGGCTCGACCGACAGCGCGCGCACGGTCGGAACCGATCTCTACTCTGCCGTATCGGTTGCGACGGCTCACACGAGCATCGTGCGTCAGACGGCCGTCGCCGGTCAGAAGATTGCGGTCGCGACCACCGATCGCTCGCTTGGTCTTCAGATCAGCGCCGACCTCGCGGCGGCCGCCGGCCAGATCATCCATTTGACGGTCTTCTACGCGCAGTGAAGTGGGGACTCCGCTGCGCGTAGTTGCATGAGACACCGAAAACGGTGGAGGACCACGGCCCTCCACCAACTCATTGCAAAGAGGTTGACATGAAAATTCAATGCACTCTTCTCCGCAAGGGCGGGACGCACGTCGAGATCGGCAGAAAGAAATACCATTTTGCGCCGGATGCGAATGGCCTGCACGTCTCCGATGTCGAAGATGAAGATCACATCGCGCGCTTCCTCGGCATCCCGGAAGCCTATCGCGTGGTCGTCGAAAAGGCTGCGGTGAAAGAGCCTGCGCCCGCGCCGACGCCAGACGAAGAGCAAGAGCAGGAGCCGGCCGACAACGGACTCGAAGAGCTGGACAAGATCGCGCTGACGAAGCGCTACATCGAGCTTTACAACGAGCCTCCGTCTGGCTCGCTCACGAAGCCACGCCTCATCGAAGCCATCCGTGAGAAGGCCGCGCGTCAGTGACGGTAATCCCGAGCGACATTTTCAGCCGGGCCAAGATCGTGCTGCAAGACGAGGGCAGCACGAGATGGCCGCTGGCTGAAATGCGCTTGTGGTTCAACGACGCGCTCAGAGAAATCTCCCTGGTGAAGCCGACTGCGTTCGCCAAGCCAGTCATCACTCTTATGGGCGTCGGCTCGTATCAGAAGATCGACGGCCAATATACTGGCATTCTGCGCATCACGACGAATTTGAAAACCGTTACGGAGTCGCCGCGCGATCCTGGACTTTCGATCAAGACGGTCGATAAGGACATGCTAGACGCTCAGACGCCATATTGGCAGGATCAGGTGAAGACGCGGAAGGCTCGCGTGGTTCGCAATGTCGCGTTCGACCAGAACGATCCGAACGCATTCTGGGTCTATCCGCCGAATGATGGGACCGGCGTCGTCGATGTAATCGTGTCGCGCGTCCATCCTGGCGTCGCCGAGATCGTATCGCCGGCCAATCCAGAGCTGCTCTCAAATTATTCGACGCCGATCACTGACATCAACGATGTCTACGAGAACATCATCGTCGATTACATCCTCTATCGGTCCTTCTCTAAGGACGCTCAGTTCGCAGGCAGTGCGGCTCGCGCGGCGGCATACTACAGCCAGTTCATGAACGCGCTCAACGTGAGCATCGCGAATGACGCGAACCGCAATCTCAACGTCAAGCCAGCGCAGGAGAATAGAGCGTGACGCCGCTGTGCGACATCAACTCCTATGTGTCGCCATACGCGATGTCGGCGAGCGATCCGCTCGTCGAGCGGAACCTTTTGCTCGCGGCAATCGACTTTTGCAAGAAGACACGGTGCTGGCGATTGGTGCAGGAGATCGACGTTACGTCTGATGAATACGAGCTGCTCCCATGCCCTTCACAGGCTTCGATCCATGAGATCGAAGAGGCGTGGTTCAAGCTGAGCGGAGCATATGAGTATCAGGAACGCCCGCTAAACAGAGTTGCATTCGACGAGGTAAAGCCCTCCTCCTGGCCCGTTACGACTGCGCAGAGTAACGACGGCGTTATTCCTGACGCGATCTGCCAAGTGCGCCACAACTCCGTCGCTGTGCTTCCGCCGTGCGTCGGGACGCTGAAAATAAGCTTGTTCTTGAAACCATCTCAAGATGCTGACGCGATACCGAATTTCATGTTCGAGGAGTTCGCTGAGACGATCGCTAATGGCGCTCTATCGCGCATTCTCATGATACCTGAACAACCATACACAAATCCGCAATTGGCGACGCTGAAGTCGTCCGAGTTTCGCGCTGACTGCGATCGATATTTCGCGCGAAACAAGCGAGGCCAGCAGCGTGGCCATGTTCGTTCTCGATCGTCTTTCTTCTGAGGCATAGTCATGGCTTTGGCGGTCAACAGGTCGAGAATGCAAAGCTTCCATGCGTCTGACGTGGGGGTTTCGTTCGCTGGATCGTTCAGACAGCGGTCACTTGAGGAAATCACATACTTCATCGACTACTCTCGTTGGCTATCTTATGGTTCAACAATATCTAGCGTTGACTTTTATTGCAATCCAGCAACGTCTCCAGCTATTTCAATATATGCAAGCACTATAGTTGACAGTGGTGACGGAGCTTTGTTCAAAATTTTTGGAGGAGTGGTAGGGTCAAAATATTCAATTGATATAATTGCTTACACAAGCGATGGTCAGATAAAAATTGATACTATACTTGTTTATATCGCACCGTCTAATGCTCAATCTTCAAGCGGTTTTGTAACTGTATCAATAGAAGAGTTTGATGTATTGTTTTGTGTTTATGCGTCAGTTTTGCCAAAGTTTCCAGGATCGCCTGGAACAGCGTGGAACAACGACGGCTCACCTGAGATATCTTCTGGTAATCCGTCAACTTTGAGCGATGTTAGGCTTATTATGTCTCTCGCTCAATTCGACGCTCTATTTAGAGCGTATGTATCATATTTGCCAAAGTTTCCAGGATCGCCTGGAACAGCGTGGAACAATGATGGCTCACCTGAGATATCTTCTGGTAATCCGTCAACTTTGAGCGATGTTAGGCTTATTATGTCTCTCGCTCAATTCGACGCTCTATTTAGAGCGTATGTATCATATTTGCCAAAGTTTCCAGGATCGCCTGGAACAGCGTGGAACAATGATGGATCGCCAGAGATATCGAAATGAGGGACGTCATGAATGCCGCGCGATTTCTAAGTTCAGCCTCAATAATCGCGCTCGTCGTTTCCGGCGGCGTCGCGCATGCCGCATACAGCTCCCCGACGTATCAGGACACGACGGTCCTCGGAAACTTGAAGCTTCCTGGAACCGGATACGTGAAAGGTGCGGCTGGCGGTTCCGTGCTATTTAGCACGACCGTTCCTAGAACGGATTTGTCTGGACTTGGGACCGGAATTGCAGATGCGCTCGGGATAAATGTTGGGATAGTTGGATCGCCAATTATTAATGGCGGTGCACTCGGGACTCCGAGCGGCGGTAATTTGGCAAACGCGACTGGATTGCCGATTTCTACGGGCGTCTCCGGCCTTGGTGCTGGCGTCGCTACTGCGCTTGGTAATGCTGCGAATAGCGCCAATGGTTTTGCAACATTTGGTGCGGTGCAAGCTGTCGTGGCGAACAATACAGCGCTGTCGTCTCTTCCTAGCACTTATGCGACGGCGGTCGCACGGCTCGGTTATTACGCCCTCGGGGATAGCGAGCCTCTTATTTTCGTCCCGTCTGGTTCTGCTTGTTCGCTGGGCGCAGGCGCGGGTAACGGCGTCACACAATTTCCCACATCTGACGGAAAGTGCTGGATAGCGCAAACGCCAAACTCGGTTTGGGATGCTGCATGGGCGGGGCTAGATAACACAGGATCATCTTCTAACTCCGTAAAACTCCAGGCGTTGATAGATGCTCTGCCTGATAAGGGCGGCACGATTAAGATTAATCAGTGCGGATTTTACAACTTCACTTCCACTGTGCATATCGGAAACGGGACATCAACCACCCCGTCCACTAGGCGTGGTGTGCATATCGTCGGCAATGGTGATGTAATGCTGACACCTGTCCCTGCCGCGCCACTCCCGTGCGTGCAGTTTTCCTGGACCGGACCGGCTTCCGGCGGCCCGGTTGTTTCGTTCGACGGGCCGTTGAATGGTTGGGGGTTGGAAAATATCTATTTCTACGGGAACAATTCTGGGGCGAGTGCATTCCAACTACATGCAGCCTCTGACGGGTATTCGCGGGGTGTCGTCGCAAATAACTTCATAGGCCATAGCGTCGTTCTGGACACGTATTCAAGCGCTGGCTATCCGGGGTCGGCGGTTTATAATACCGGAAGAAATATCATTGAAAACATGTTCATAGCAACATCGGATCACAATGGAGCTATAGGGCTTATTCTTGACGGTCCGGCGGACGGCTCTACCGACCCTTCCCTGAACACATTTATAAACTTGAATGTTAGCGTCGGAACGCTTACGCCGGGTAACGTCGGAGTCGGAATATACCTCGCAGTCGCTGACACCAATCTATTTATTAACCCGTTGATTTTCGGAGCGTATTCTGCGGCTTCGTATGGTTTGGTTCTCGACTACTCAAAAAATTCCATATACCCAACGGCAAATTCGCTTGTAGGTGGAGCGCTTGCTAAGGACCCAGGGGTGCTTGGCCAAGCCGTTTTTACAGTAGGCTCTCCGTATTATACATCTGCCCCAAATTATCTAAATGGAATGCAGCAAGTTAACGGCGCTACGATATCTCCGAACGTCACAGGAATATCTACAGACCTGCCTCGTATAGAATTCCCCACGTTGTCCGCGTCGAACCGCACGAATAACCAGAGTGGAACGCTCTTCCAGGCATCGATGACAAGCCTGTATCGTGTGTGCGCTTACCTTACCACGCAAACCGCCGGAACTGCTGGAACGGCCTCTTTCTCCTTAACATGGAACGACGGCATTGCCCATTCATTTACAAGCACGGCTCCGCTTGACCTGACTAGCACAGCGGAAACATCGTCAGATTGTCGGATACTTCTCGCAAACGTCTCCACTAACGTAAGCTGGGGCATTAACCTTGCTGGCGTAACTGGAACACCTGCGTTTGGTTACTATATCACCACGGAGCGGCTAAATTGACTGTGAACGTCCAGAGCAAGGATATGTAAAGATGAGCGAAGATAAAATCAGCAAGAACGAATTTGATGCCCTGTTCTGTGGAATGTTCCTCGGCGCTAAGGCCATGGGATTTTTGGTTATCGAGATCATCGCGGTTGCTCATGATTATGTCATGGCAATAATTATGCTGCCATTTGTAATCATGAGCGGAATGGATATATTTTCGGTGCTAAAAACATATTTAGCAAGAAACCAGCAATAAATATTCCAGATCGAAATTCGTAATGGACCGTGTCGCGTTGGCGTGGGTGAAGACATCCGATGGCTCTACAGCCTGCACTTGGTAGGGGCCATCATAACAAAGCCCTCGGCGCTCAGGCCGAGGGCTTGACGGGCGAACTTGCGATCTACAGTGGTGGTCACCGCCACGCAGCTAGATCGTCCGCATAGCCGGCAAAATACCAGCCAGGGCGATCGATGCTCGGCAGCGTGCCATAGGCGATGATTTCGTTTTCTCCCCTATAGGCCCCGCAATTTCCATCGGCGTCACATGCTCGAACAGCACGCTCCGCGCCCGTGCTGAGAACGTATTCGATAGCAAGCTTCTGAGTCTCGGTTATGCTGCTCATATCTTATCCTCGTTTTGGACAATTGGCATTCTACACCGTTCCGCTTCAGCTATCTAGCCGATAATACATGGCCGCGCGTCATGCGTTCGACCAACAGGCTTACGAAAATCGCCACGACTCCGAACTTTACGACATAGGCGCGGTCCAGAAATCCGGCCCCCACGCTGTCATAATAGGCGTAACGCATCCATTCGATTGATTGCGCGATCGGATTGTAGGATTGTATCGCGCGATAGGGCTCTGGCAGGCTGTCGGGCAAAAAAACAGTGCCTGAGGCAACCCATAGCAAAATGCGGAATACCGCGAACATCATGGCCCATATTGGGATGATCAGAGCCAATATTCCGTTGAATAATCCGAGGCCGACGCCGAGCAGTATAGCGGCTCCATAAGCGCTTGCCGCCTGCTCCAAGTCTCGCGGCATCAGATTCTCGCCGAAAGCGGCGCCGATCACAATTAGAATCAGAACGACAGTGGAGGATGAGAGAACCTCCAGCACAATGCTCGCGAGTAGGGCATCCATCACCTTGACTTCTGGAAAGGCGAAGAGAGGTCTGCTCTGAAGGACCGACATCATCATGAAGGTGGATAGATAGGCCTGCACTTGAAAAGGCACTGCGCCGGTCGCCACGAAAAGTAGGGTGCTTTCTCCAACGGGAGCCATTCGGTTATTGAAGTAGAAGATTCCGATGATGATCAGCGTATGCACGAGCGGCCATGCGATCGCGACCAGATAGCCCAGGCCGTGACCGAAGAAGCGCGTGCGGATGTTACGGAGCATCAGCGCCATGATCACGGCCCGCTGGCGAGCAAAAGCCGCTTTTAGGGACATCCGGTCCTCCAAGTAACGGTCGGGCATGAACCAGCCCAGCTATCGGCCTGCAACTGCCTTGTGCAATTGCGGCGATCCATAAACCACACTACCCCCCTCCATGCCAACCCCAACAAGGAAGCCAATGGACCGCGAATTTCTCGCGGGCGCTACTTTGCCTTCGTCGGATTTTTCCCGTATGTTCGACGGATGGCACGCACGGCTATTTTTCGCGTCTATCTATCTCGCCCGAGCGTCGAGACTATCACGGTCGGCTACACGACTGTTCCTGGCTCCGCCGTCTCGCCAAGCGATTTCACGCCGGTCAGCGGCACGCTCAGCTTCTCCCCTGGCCAGACGGTTGCCCAGATCGCGGTGCCAGTTCGAAACGATATTCCAGGAAGCGCCGAGGAAAAATTCAGCGTTGCTCTCTCGTCCCCGACAAAGGCGACGATCCAGCGCGACACCGCATTTTGCACGCTCCCAGGCGCGGCTATTGATTCGCAGCCTGTCGCCTACATCGACAACATTACGGTGCCATCGGCATGACGCGCACAGCGACATACACCGTCAATCTGAGCCAAGCCCATTCGCTTGCGATCTCGATGAACTATTCCACGGTTGGGAAGACGGCGGTCTCCGGCTCCGATTTTACACCTGTCAGCGGGACGCTGAATTTCGCGCCGGGGGAGACATCAAATTCGTTCGATGTGCCGATCTTGGCGGTTTCAGATCGCGACCTGAAATTCTCCGCCAAACTATCCGCTCCAACAAATTGCACGCTCTCAACGGCCAATGCTGGCGTCTGCACGATATCTCCCGATAATGCACTTGTGGCACTCGTGACGACAGCGAAGAATGCAAAGGCAGCATCGGCGGCGGCAGACAGCGCGCACTATGACGCGACGATTGCCGCAGCGAGCGCGGCGTCAGCCTACGCATCGGCCAATTCAGCGCTCACGGCGGCTAATGCGGACCTCGACGCCAAGAACGCCGCCGCTGCGGCCTATGACGCTGATGCGAACGCCAAACTCGGGGCCATGAACGTCTGGCTCGTCGCCGCCGCTCAGAACCCCGCCTATCAGGCGACGGCGCTTCAGGCGCAGGCCGATTACAATGCTGCGGCGGCGACGGCGGCCCAGGCGCACACGGCGGCGTCGGCGGCCGCAACGACAGCGGCCAATGCGTCCGCAGCGGTGGCGACGGCCCTGGTCAACAAGAACAATGCTGATGCGGCTGTGACGACGACAGCAGCTACCGCAGATGCGGCGCGATCGACGGCCGCAAGCACCAAAGCCGCCGCCGCTGCTGGCTTTGTCGGCTCAACGACGCTCGAACTTTGACGGGGTAGATCGTGATCGGGATCACAGGCTTTTCCGGCGAAATCCCCAGAACAATCCCGCGCCTTCTGCCAGATAGCGCAGCGCAGCTCGCGCGCAATTGTCGGCTCATTGATGGCGCTATCGTTCCGTTTCGACACCCCGCCGAGTATCGTAAGCTCGTCTCCGGCAATATCATGTTCTACAAGCGCGGAACGACTTGGTTCGAGTGGAACACAATCGTAGATGTCGTTCCGGCACCGATCGCCGCAAATCGTCTCTACATGACTGGAGACGGTGAGCCGAAGATCGTTTTGGATGGCGCGACCGTCTATCCGCTCGCCGTAAAATCGCCAGCGTCCGCTTTATCTGCATCTGTCACAGGAACGCCAGACCCAGCGACGCAGGCGACCGTCATATACGCATATACATACGTCACCGCATTCGATGAGGAGTCAGCTCCTAGCCCATCGAGCAACGAGGTTTTGCGTAGTGGCGGCATGAATGTGACGCTGACTGGTTTCGTCGCACCGCCAGACAATAGAAACTACAACCGCATTCGCATTTATCGATCTCAAACGAGCGCGAGTGGCGTCACTGATTTCTATTTCATTGCTGAGGTTGTCCTCCCCGTCCCGACGCCGAGCTGGATTGATGTCGTCGAGGACAATCCGATCCAAGAGCCGATCACCTCTCTCAATTACGATCCTCCACCAAGCAATCTCACTGGAATAATATCGCTTCCTAATGGAATGTTGGCCGGCTTCGTCGGCAAGAAGCTATATTTCTCGGAGCCGTGGCTTCCTCACGCTTGGCCAGAAAAATACGTCCAGACAACAAACTTCGATATCGTCGGGCTCGGTTCGTTTGGGTCATCTGTCGCGGTCATGACGACGGGACAGCCGTATGTCGTCTCCGGCACGACGCCAGACCAGATGATTATGGAGCAGTTGGAAGTCAACTATCCGTGCGTTAACAAGCGCGGTATCGTCGATCTCGGCTATGTTGTCGCCTATCCATCCACGGATGGCCTTGTCACGATCTCGTCCGCCGGCGCTCAGATTGCGACACGCCAGATTATCTCGCGTGAAAAGTGGCTGAAAATGTCACCAGACACGTTCATTTCGGCGCAATATGATGGTAGGTATGTCGCCTGCTACAACTACACAAACGTCGATGGATCGAACGAGATTGGATCGATAATCATCGATCTAACAGGCGAACAGCCATTCATCGTCAGAGTTGATATGTATTCAGACTATCTGTTTTTCGAGATAGGAGCTGGAAAGCTCTATGGCGTGAATGGGCAGATCGCGACTGAGTGGGACTCACTCCGTCAGTCGTTCATGAATGTGACGTGGAGATCGAAGAAATTCGTTCATTCTGGTCATGTCAATTTCGGCGCTATCTTGGCCGACACAGAGACTCTTCAAGTCGGTATTGGCGATCTAACGGCGCTCCCGTTTATTGTCATCGAAGATGCTACGTTCGTCACTGGCGTAGGTGATAGCGGGGCGTTCGGATCGGCCCCGTCCGCGAATACCGTTCCGTTCGGAATTCGCGTCTACGCCGATGGCAATCTCATCAGCACTGTGACGAAAGAAAATGCAGTCGCGCGCCTTCCGGCTGGATTTCTCGCGAAGACGTGGGAGATAGAGATTACCGGCGAGCGCATGGTGACTGGCGCATTCTTGGCGTGGTCTCCGAGCGAGCTTGCGATCGTCAGTGGAGGATCGCAATGAGAACATCCGACGATCGCCTATTCGACAAGATGCGCGAGAAGCTCGAAAGCCTCACAGGAGAGCGAGCAGACGGGACGCGTCGCGCGCTCCTAGTCGGTGATCTGACGAGCGCCAAGAACGATATTCTCGCCACAACCGGATTATCGATCGACAAGATCAATGCGGCGCTTGCTTCTGGGCTTTATCTGACGAGCAATCTTCTTGCGGCGGCTGGAAACTTCGTATCAGGATCGACAGGCAAGATACTCACCGCTGATATCGTATGGGGAGATGCAGCGGAAAAAACGATCACTGTGGCCGGGACGACATATACGCCAGATTTCGGCGCTGGAATCAATTTCCTGATAGCCGGCCCAACTTCAGACTTCACGCTCGCAAATCCGACGAATGCAAAGGTGGGGCAATGTGGAACAATACGCATCGTCCAGGATAGCGTTGGAAGTCGCCTTTGCACGCTCGGATCATATTGGAAGACGGCATTCTCGGTTCCTATCGTGCTTTCCACGTCTCCATATTCCGTTGACCTGTTGAGCTACAAAGTCATCACGAGCACGTTCATTCAATATTCTCTCGCGAAGAGCGTCGGCTGATGTTCCCCGGATTGTGCGGCATGGTGGACTCCGGCGGCCCGCCGACGAAGAGGACGGTTTTCCTCCTCTCGGGCTCGTTGTGGACCGCGCCGCCTGATTTGATCGCGTCGTTCGGCAGCTTGGTCGAATGCCTAGGTGGCGGCGGCGGCGGGCGCTACACGGGCGGCGGCGGCGGCGCTTATTCATCGAAGGCGAATGCGCTGACGCCAGGATCATTTTATCTGTTCACAGTTGGCGATGGTGGAATATCGGCTGGCCCCGGCGGCGACACATGGTTCGGAGGGGCAACGTTCGGCGCTTCGATTTGCGCGGCTAAGGGTGGCGGAAACGGCTATTCCGACGCATTTGGGAACCATGGCGGCGCAGGCGGTGTAGCGGCGAGCGGTATCGGCGACGTGACCTATTCCGGCGGCAACGGCCATAATCGGGGCGGCGGCGCGGCGGGGCCGAATGGGGCCGGCAAGGATGCTGACGACAGCCGTGGCGACAATAGCCTCGGCGGCGCGGCAGGTGCAGCCGGCGCTGAATGGGACGCGACGCACGGCTCGGGTGGCGGCGGCCTATTCGGCTCGGTCAATCCGCCCGTCTCTGGCTCCCCTGGTGGTGATGGCGGCCTCTATGGCGCGGGCGGCGGCGGAGGAGGCGGCCCGTTCGGAACGACGCCCGCAGGCGGCCTCGGGACGCAAGGAATAATCGTCATCACCTATTGGAGCTAGGTTGTCGGATTTTATCCGTCGCGCTACAATGGCGCGCCATGGAACCTCTTATCGTCACAGGGATGAAACGACTCGTCATTGCGGGCGATGACGAGATCGCTTGGGCGGCTGAGCGCATAGGCGGCGTCGTCTGGCCGCGCGACACGCAGGCGCTCGCGATTTATGATGGCGACGAACTGAGCGCAGTGACGCTTTATAACATGTTCATGGATGCTTCGTGTAGCGCGCATATCGCCACGAATGGAAAGCGAAGCTGGGCGACACGTGGAATGCTCTATGGCATTTTTGCGTTTCCGTTTTTGCAGCTCGATTTGCGGCGCATAACGGCACCGATCGCTGCGAGCAATAAGCCGGCTATTATAAACGCCATCAATCTCGGCTTTCAATTCGAGGGTCGCCTCATTCACGCGCGAGCCCACGACGATGAGATCGTCATGGGGATGCTCCGCGAGGAGTGCATTTGGATCAAGGAGACGGAGCATGGGTAAGTCGTCTGGATCGTCGAACAGCGCGCTTGCCACGTTTGCCGCAGCTCAGCAAGCCGACGCAGCGAACAAGCAAACTGCGCTCGGGCAAGATTGGCTCGACTTCTCGAAGCAGCAATTTGGTATCGCAAACGATCGTCAGGCGGCGAATGATGCGTTGACGAAGCAGGTCACAGACTCGCAGCTCACGGCGCAAAATCAGGCGAACACTTGGGCGGCGGAAGATCGCGACCGTTACAAGAGCGTGTTTCAGCCTTTGCAGGACAAGTTTATCGAGAAGGCAAACAATTGGGATAGCGCCGACAATCAGGCGAAGGCGGCGGCTGAAGCCAAGGCTGATGTCGCGAACAATGTCGCATTGCAGGATCAGCAGCGCGAGCGCGCCATGGCCGCGAAGGGCGTTCGCCCCGACAGCGGTGCGTGGGCCGGCATCGATCGCGCCGCTGGAACAGAAGGCGCGCTCGCCGAGGCTGGAGCGCAGAACGTCGCACGCAACAACCTTCGCACGCAGGCCGTCTCACTCCAGGCTGATGCGATCAATATGGGCAACGGCCTCCCGTCGTCCGCGTCGAGTAATTTGAGTCTCGGCGTCAACGCTGGATCGAGCGCAAACAGCAACAACCTCTCCACGCAGCAGTCATGGCTCAACAACCAGAGTATCATGAACACCGGCTATTCCGGCGCATCATCGGCAAATTCGTCTGCCGGTAATATGTGGGGAAACATATACAATAACGCGACGAGTCAGGCCAATTACCAAGCTCAACAGAATGCGTCAGGAACGAGCGCGCTCCTCGGCGGACTTGGCTCGCTCGCCGGTCTCGGCCTCGGGCTCTACAAGTCCGATGAAGACGCGAAGGAAGACAAGCGCGAGGTCAGAGGCATTCTCGACGCACTCAAGAAAATGCCGGTTTCTGCTTGGCGCTACAAGGATGGACAGGATCGAGAACGGCATGTAGGCGTCATGGCCCAAGATTTTCAACGAGAGACCGGATTGGGGGACGGTCGATCAATCCATGTTGTTGACGCACTAGGCGTCGTTATGGGCGGTGTGCAAGAATTGGCCGAACAAGTTGAAAAACTAAAAGGCAAGTCCGACAATGACGAAAAGAAGCCTGTGAATGAGTCGAGTCGGACGATGGCCAAAAGCATCATGTCGAGGAGGGCCGCATAATGTTTTTAAAAGATATTATTTCTAGGTCCGAAGCGAAGACGGCTGGTATCAAAAGATACTTCACTGGAAATCGATGCAAGCATGGTCATATATCTGAACGTAAGGTATCGAATGGTGAATGCGTAGACTGCTCACGTGCTGGGACAGCCGCATGGGCTGTGAAAAATACTGAGCATGTCAGAGAATACAAGATTAAATATAGATCAGATAAAAAACATGAAATAAGAGCATATGAAGCAAAATATCGTATTGATAATTTAGATAATGTTAGAATTTATCAGGCTAAATATTTCAAGAAATACTATGCTTATAATAGAGAAAAACTTCTTAATTACCAAGATGGATACAGGGCTGATAATGGTGTAAAAGTTAAAGGATATGCAGCTATATATAGGGCTACGCCAGAAGGCCACGCGATAAGGCTTAAACATACAAGTAAACGGAGAGCACTAAAGCGTGGACACGAGATAAATTGGACGAATGAAGATCACGAAAATGTTAAGCGTCTCTTCCAGGAAGCGGCAAGACTTGAGCTACAAACTGGCGTAAAATACCATGTAGATCACATAATTCCGCTCTCCCGTGGCGGCGATCATCACCCTAGCAATATGCAAGTTGTGACGGCAGCTTACAATATGACGAAGGGGTCGCGAACCGAGGAAGAGATGAGGAAGAGGGCGGCATGAGTGCGGGGATCGGCATCGGATCGTTCTTCCAAGGGCTAGGCTCCGGCTACGGAGCTGTGCGGCAGGCCGATCTCAACGATGCGCTCTTGAAGGCGCGCGAGCGCGAGCTGGCGCTTGCTTCGACGACGCCTGCGGCGAGCAGCGATGCGACGCCGGCAGCAACGAGCCAGACGACGCCTGTGACGCCAGCCAGTGGATCAACGAATGGCGCATCCGGCAACGGGACGATCAACATCACCTACGGCGGCGCGCTGGACAAATCGACTGGTGGCGCTCCGTCGCCGCGCGAGATGTTCGATTATCTGACGAGTAAGGGCGCATCGAAGAACGAGGCGCTTCTCCTCACCGGCGCGGCTGGATCGGAAAGTGGTTTTAATCCGAGCGCCTCACACGACAGCGGAACCGGATATGGCCTGTTCGGTCATAGGCTCGATCGTCTCGACGCCATGCGAAAGTTCGCCGGCAATAATGCTCCGACATGGCAGCAGCAAAGCGATTTCGCCCTGAATGAGCTTCGAAACCGGCCAGAGAAGGGCATGGTGGATGCAGCGTCGTCACCAGACCAACTGGCGATTGCGCAAATGCACTTCGAACAGCCGCAGGGCTACACGAAGGCAAATCCGCAAGCCGGTCACAATTTCACGGGTCGATTGAACACGCTGCGGCGCTTCAATGATCTCGTCGGCGGCGCGCAAACAGCCACGCCGAAATCTCTATCGTCTGGCTCGACGACTTCGAAGAAATCGGCCGACGCCACAGACATCATGAACGAGCTGTTCCCGGAGCAGCGCAGCATTATTTCGTGAGGATATAATGGCCAACATCGGTCTCGGCATAGGCTCATTCATCAATGGCCTCACGAGCGGCGTCAACGCGGCGCGTCAGTGGGATCAAGCCGATCAGCTTCAAAAAATCCGCGAGCGCCAGCTTTCGATCATGGAAAATCAGGACAGGCGCGCGGAGGACAAGGCGAAGCTCGACGCCGAGAACAATGCTCAGGATCGGAAGTGGAAGCAGGAAGATCGCGACTCCGTTGAGGAGGAGAAGACGAAGAATGAGCCGATCAAAGATGCTCAGCGCAAATCGATCTTGACTGGACTGAATGATGCGTCGGCAGAGCGCGATGCAAAATCTGCGGCCGGCTCCGCTGCACAAAAAGAAATGGACGCCAATCCTGGAAAATACGGCTCTTTCGAAGACGCCTATCGCGCCGTAGCGGTTCCGAAGATACAGCAACACTATTTGTCTCGCGGCGAGACCGATAAGGCTGATGCGTTCGGAAAATGGTCGAACGACAAGCGAACCGAAGCAGGCATAAAGTCGTTCGGAAACTTTTCCAACAGCATCGCTGTCGGCGATTGGGGCGGGGCGACGAAGCACCTTCAATCGATATTCGACGATCCGGCCTATATGGCTCCGCATGGATACAAGATTGGCGTCGAACCGATACGAGACGACTCCGGCAAGCAGATCGGCGTTCGTGGGACGACGACGGGGCCGGATGGTCAGACGCAGACGAAGGATTTCACCGATCCGGGCCAGCTTTATCAGTTCGTCTCGCCGATCATCAATCCGCATTCAGCGTTCGAATGGGCGAAGACGGTTCACGATAATGAGATTGCCGCGAAGTCTCAGCGAGCCAGTGAGCGCAACAAGCTGTCCGATCAAATCGAACTGGAAGGCTTCAAGCAGCAAGGCCAAGCCGACCTCAAGAGCATGGAGATTGCCGGGAAGATCGCCGAAAAGCGCGCCGATGGCATCGGCATGGACCCGAAGGAATATACGAAGGCCGTGCTCGATATGAGCAAGAACATGGCCGACAACGGCATGTTGTCGAAGCCGGATGCAAACGGAAAATCTGTTCCGATGTCGGCCGAGGAAGCTATCGCCGCTGCAGCCGATCGCGTGGATCAAGCCGTCATCCGGCAGAAGACGCAAGGCGCGACGCCGGGCGCGCGCCCGATCATGCCCGGCGCGCAGACGACGCCACAGGTCGCGCCATCGCGTCAGGTGCCACTGTTCGCGCGCGCGCAACCACCCGCGCCGGCCGCGCCGGATGCCCAGCCGGCCGCCGCACAACCGCCCGCGCAAGCGCCAGCAGCTCCACAGCAAGCGCAGCAGCCGCAGGGCCTCACCGTCGAGCAGCAATACGCGCAAAAATACGGCGCTCCGCTTTATTACAATCCCGACGAAGTGGATATGTGGAGACGCCAGCGGGGCATTTGACGACTTCCAATTTCGGATTTTCTCAGGCATAAATCGGAAATCTTCCGACGATATGCCCGAGGATTTCCGATGGTCGATTTCTTCTCGTCTCCCGCCGATCGCGCTCTCGAAGAGGCAAACGCAGGTGTGGAGCGAGCAAAAGCTGCGGCCGGCTCCGTTGTCGGCGTCAGGCCGCAGGCTCCGGCGCAGATCGACGGCGATCTGGTCAACGACTTCGCCAATGCGGCCATAGCGCATCAGGTGCCGGCCGATGCGCTCATGGCCATCGCCGAGCACGACTCCGGCTTTGACCAGTTCTCCCGCTCGCGCGGCCCCGGAGATAAGACGCGCGGCATCATCAAGATGTCCGACCGCGACGTTGCGGAGAACAAGGGCTCGAACCCCTACATTCCGGCCCACGCGATCGACGTTGCGGCGCGCAAGATGCGCGGCTTTCTCGACTCCGGCATGTCGGTTCCCGACGCCGTGAAAGCGACGAAGTTCGGTCCCGACAAGGACCAATGGGGGCCGGAAGCCGAGGATTACGCGAACGGAATTCTCTCGCGCTCGCAGCACTTCGCAGACACCTATTTTCCCGAGCCCGCTCCGCAGCCAGCTCCAGCGCCAGCCGCCCCTCCTCCGGCGACTTTTGGCGACAACGCGCGCGACGCGGCGCTCAATGTGGCGCTCGGCGTCAACATGGGGGTCCAAGACCTCAATGAGCTTTCGCACAAGCTCATGCCGAAGTTCGCAGCGGATTTCGTCGATTGGGCCGATAAGTCGATCGGCGGAAAGACGATGGAGGAGCGCGGCAAGGAAATCTCCGATCATTTGATGGAGAAGCTGTCGCCGCAGATGCGCTCTGCGTCGCAAAAGAAATGGTGGGACGGCGACAAGGGGGCGCTCGGAGACGCCTGGGGCGACTGGCGCGCCTACATGGGGCCGATCCTGCAATCGCTGCCGGAAACAGTCCTCACATCCGGCCCGGCGATGCGGCTCGCCCAAGTCTCGTTCGCCAAGGCTATCGCGAAGGGCGTCCCGGCTGCGGAAGCCGCTGCGCGTGCGGCGACAATCGCTGGTGTCGGCGGCGCAGTCTCGGAAGGCGCGCTCGGTGGCGCTCAGAGCGCGCGCGAAGTGCGCGACGAGATCGAGAAAATCCCGCTCGAAACGCTCCAGAAGTCTGACGCCTTCAATGCGCTGAAGCAGACCGGCATGTCGGACGAGGCGGCAAAGCAAGCCCTGGCCCGTGATCTCGGGACGCGCGCCTTCGTCACCGGCGGTATTGTGACCGGAGCTTTCGGCGGCATGGGCGATCGGATCATCACCGATACATTCCTCAAAAATATCGGCAAGAGCGGCGGCGCGAAGGGCCTCGCGGCTAATCTCGCGAAGAGCGCGGCGGGCGAAGGTCTCGCCGAGGAGCTTCCGCAGAGCGCCCTGCAACAGCTCGCACAGAATGAGGCTGTCCAGAAGGCTGACCCGAACAAGCAGCTCATGGACGACGTGGTGAACCAGGCGCTCGGCGGCGCGGTGACTGGCGCGGCTATGGGTGCCGGCATGGGCGGCGCGTTCCACGGCGCGACGCACAACATGGACACGACGCCGCCGGAGCCGCCGCGCGATCCGAGCGCCATGGGCTACACGCCGCCGCCCCCCGGTTCGGTCTCGGCCGCCGCCATGGAGCAGAACGGCCCGCTCATGATGAACCAGCCGGGCGAGACGAGCGCGGAGGCGATGCGCCGCGACTTCGGCCCCGGAGCTGTCGCTGGCCGCAATACGCCTCCGCAGATGCTTGAGCGGCCAGGAACCGTGTCCACCGACGCTATGCAGCGCGATTTCGCCCCCGGCGCGGAGAGCGCGCGCGCGATGCGGCAGTTGACCGGCGGCGGTCCTCTCGCGCGCATTCTCGAAGAGCGCGCGCCAGACGCGGCGGCCGCGGCCGATGTCGTCGGCAAGCGCGTGGTAGTGACGGATGAGAGCGGCGATCATGTCGGCCATGTCATCGGCCAGGATGCGGACGGCATTCTCGTCAAGGACGAGGGCGGCGGCGAACAGCTCGTCAGCCACGAAGAAATCTCCTCTGGCCAGACGAAGATCGCCGAAGTGCCGGCCGCCGCCACTCAGGAAGCGCCGAAGGCCGAAGAGCCGAAGCCGGAGCCCCGTAGGCCCACAGAGCAATCCGTCGGCGACGAGGCTATCGCCAAATCTCCCACAGCCCCCGCGCCGCGTGCGCAAGAGCGCTCGCTCGCCGAAATGTCCGAGGCGGAGCTTCGCGAGCGCCTGAAATTCATCGCCTCGCAGGCCAAGGCTGGCAAGGGCTGGACGAAGCCGCTCATGGTCGAGCGCCGCAAGGTCGAGACGGAAATCGAGGCGCGGTCTGGCGCTCAGACGGAAGCGCCGAAGGCAGTCGAGCCAGCCTCTGCTCCCGTCACCGACGAAAAGCGCGCGAAGGCAGTCGAATACGCCAAGCGCAATTGGTGGGGTGCGCGCCCGGCGGCGGAAGCGTTCATCGAGAATAATGGCATTGGCGACACCTACGAGGTCAAACAGGACGGTCGCAAGTTCTCCGCTGTTCCAAAGGCCGAGAATGGCTTTGTCCAGTTCGACAAGGACTCCGGCACTCTCGGCGTTCCACGCGCCGAAATGCCGCAAGTCGCCGCCGAGCATCATGGCGCGCTGACGAATTTCCTCAATGCCAAAGGCATCGACCACGAGACGAAGGAAGTTCCGGCCGACGAGCTGAAGCCAACGCAGGCGGAATTCTCGCCGGAGAAGGTCGAAAAGGCGAAGGACAGCGAAGGCGATCGTTCCGTCATCGTGTCGAACGACGGTCATGTGATCGACGGTCATCACCAGTGGCTCGCAGCCAAGGACGAGGGTGAGCCTGTCAAAGCGATCGTGCTCGACGCGCCGGTCGAGAAGGCGCTCGAAGCCGTCAAGGAATTTCCGAGCGCCACGACTTCGCAGGAGAGCGCGCCGGCCGGTGATGTGGCGAAGGGCAAATGGTTCGGCACGCGCGAAAAGGCCGAGGCTTTCATCGAAAAGAAGGGCCTCGGCGGCACGCACGAAATCAAGCAGAGCGGGAAGTTCAAGTTCGAGGTCGCACCGAAGAGCGCCAATGTCGAAGCAGAAAGTGTTGTCGCACCACAAGGATATCAAGTTGATCCGGCAACAACACTAAATGAGCGTGAAGCGCAGCTAAAGGGTGGCAAGTTTATTGCCGTAGCGCGCCGTTTAGCGCCGTGGTCCGTTGAAGCTGGATATGGTGATACCAAGGAAGAGGCGCAACGCGATGCATTGCGGCGCGTTGGTGCGAGCGCCGATGTCGATCGTCAGAAAGCCGTCGAGGCCGGCAAGGAGCTTCTCGGCAAGAAGATCGACCTGACACCGCCGATCGTCACGCAACTGAACGACGACGCCGGTCGCTACACAGTGTCGTCTGGCGCGCAGCTATACAGCACTTCTGGGCGCGCTCTTTCCGCCGCACCGAAGGCGGATGTCTCGACGCCACGCAAGCGCACAGCGACTCTCGACAGGCAAAATCAGTGGCTGGTTGACGAGGCTCGCAAGGAGGCACAGGCGCGCGGCGATGCGTGGATTGGCAATACAATCCTGAAGTCGATGAACCCAGACAATCTTTCCATGTCCGATAGAGACATGCTGAATGATTATTTGTTCGGAAGTGTTTCTGGACCGTCAGAGATAAATTTCAAACCATCGGCGCCTCAGCCGGCGCAGAAGGTCGAAAGCGCTCCAGAAAAAGCGCCGGAGCCACAAAAGCCATCCGAAAAGCCGCTCGGCTCCGACAACACCATCTTCACCAAGGAAGCCTATGAGGCGGCGCGCAAGCGTTTCACAGACCGTCACAAAGGCCAGTTCAATTCCGGCATAGACCCGGCCGACATTATCGATGGTCTCACGCTTGCCGGTTTCCATATCGAAGCCGGCGCACGCGCTTTTTCCGACTTCGCGAAAGCCATGGTTTCCGATCTCGGCGACAACATTCGCCCATATCTGAAATCGTGGTATCTTGGCGTCAAGTTCGATCCACGCAGCACGTCTCTTGAAGGCATGACGAGCGCGGCTGAGGTCGAAGCCGCTGATATCGACAAAATTCTCGCCAAGGACGACGCCAATGAACCTTCAAAACTGGATCAATCAGGCCAGAAGCCACTGGAAGGAGTTCCAGCCGAAGAGGTTCGCGGAACTGAGGCGGACAGGGGCGCTGGAAAGCGAGCTGAAGAAGGCGGCCGAGCAGACGAACCTCGAAATGAACGAGCTGGAGAGCCAGGGCTTCAAGGAGCACGAAGCCTGGGAGATGGTGAGGGAGCGGTATCTGTTCCCGCCGGAGGAAAAACAGAGCGATCCGCCGGTGGCGAGCGAGGCCGCGAGGCAGTTCAATCAGATCGCGCGGGAGAAGAGCCGGATGCTGAGGGACGAGGAGGAGTAGAGCCCTCCTCTGGCTCGACGGCTCAGGATCGCCCGAGCGATTTCGCTATCACCGACGAGGATCGGATCGGCGAAGGCGGCCAGAAGACGAAGTTCCGCCAGAACATCGATGCAATCCGGCTGCTTCGCCAGTTGAAGGCCGATGATCGGCCGGCGACGCGCGCCGAGCAGGCGACGCTCGCAAAATGGGTCGGGTGGGGCGGCCTGCCGCAGGCGTTCGAGCGCAGCGACGGCTCAACCTCGAAGGGGTGGGAGAAGGAGGTTGCGGAGCTTCGCGATCTCCTCTCGCCCGAAGAGCTGAAGGCGGCGGCGGCCTCGACGCGCAACGCGCACTACACGAGCCCCGAGATCGTCAAGGGCATGTGGAGCGCTCTGCGCCGCCTGGGCTTCGATCGCGGGCGCGTGCTGGAGCCATCCGTTGGCGTCGGCAATTTCTTTGGCCTCATGCCAGCGGACATGCGCTCGGCTTCCGCGCTCCACGGCGTCGAACTCGATACGATCACAGGCGGCATCGCCAAGCAGCTTTATCCGGCCGCGAAGATCGTCGCGCCCATGGGCTTCCAGAATTTCACGATACCGGACGGCTATTTCGACGCGGTGATCGGCAATCCTCCGTTCGGCTCGGAAAAGCTCTACGATCCAAACCGCAAGGATTTGTCGTCATTCTCGATCCACAACTACTTCTTCGCGAAGTCGCTCGATGGCCTGCGTCCAGGCGGCGTCATGGCGATGGTTGTGACCAATCGAATGATGGATGCTCGCTCGGATGAGGCGCGTCAATATCTTCGCGACCGCGCCGATCTCGTCGCCGCTATTCGCCTGCCGAACGACGCTTTCGCGAAGAACGCGGGAACGGAAGTCACGACGGATATTGTGATCCTGCGTAAGCGCGCGGACGGCGAGGCCCCATCCGGTCATCCGTGGGGACGAACGCTCGTCCACAAGGACAAAAACGGCGTCAGCGTTCCGATCAACGAATATTTCGCCGCGCATCCCGAGAATATGCTCGGCGAGTTCGGCGATTTCGGGACGATGTATGCTGCGCGCGCTCGTGGCGAGGTCGATCCGGCACTCATCCCGCGAGAAGGACAGGATACGGCGAAGCTTCTCGCCGAGGCCATCGAGCGCCTGCCGCGCAATATCATGACTGGCTCAGACGTGCAGCCGGCGCTCGAAGCCATTCCGATCAAGGCCAACCTCTCGCACGTTCGCGTCGGATCGATGTTTGTTCAGGACGGCAAAGCGTTCGTCCGCGAAGAAGACCAGCTCGGTGAGCCACGCGGCAAGGCGGTCGAATTCCCGAACGAGAGGGCCGAGGCGCGCGTTCTCGGAATGCTGTCGGTTCGCGATCACTTCGCCGATCTTCGCCGCCTGCAACTCGATCCGACCGCGGACGATCGCCGCATCGAAGCGGCTCGCGACCGATTGAACTCCGTCTATGACGTGTTTAAAGGCGAGCACGGCTACATCAATTCGGACGCCAACAAGCGCCTGTTTCGCGATGATCCTTCGTGGCCGCAGATTTCCGCGCTCGAAGAAGGCTACGACAAGGGTGTCTCGGCGGCCATCGCCAAGACGACGGGCGAAAAGCCGCGCGGGCCGAGCGCCAGCAAGGCGGCCGTCTTCTCGCGCCGCACGCAGGCCCCCTACTCGCCGCCCGTCACGGCGAAGAGCGCGAAAGATGCTCTCGTTTCGTCGCTGTCCGAGCGCGGCCGTGTCGATCTCGACTATATGTCGAAGCTCTACGACAAGCCGCAAGATCAAGTTCTCAAAGAGCTTGGCGATCTTGTTTTCAATGATCCCGTTCGCGGGCTAGTGACGCGCGAGGAATATCTATCCGGCAACGTCAAGCAGAAGCTCGCCGAGGCGCGAGACAAGGCGCGAAGCGATGGCGACTTCGAGCGCAATGTTGCCGCGCTCGAACAGGTGCAACCGAAGGATATCGCGGCGGCTGACATATCCGTGAAGCCGGGCGCGCATTGGTTGCCGCGCGAGGACATGCGCGCCTTCGTCCAGCACATGACCGGAGCGCGCAACGCCGATGCGTTCTACAATCCGGCGAGCGGGCGCTGGACGATATCAGGCGTCGCCAGCGATGATGCGAGCGTCAAATGGGGGACTAGCCGTGCTCGCGTCGCCGACATCGTGGAAGCCGCCGCTTCGCAAAAATCCATGGTCATTCGCGACAAAACCGAAGACGACAAATATGTCGTCAACGAGGCGGAAACCGAAGCGGCGAACGCCAAAGTTCAGGCCGTCAAGGACGAATGGGAGCGCTGGATTTTCGACGATGACGATCGTCGCGACCGCCTCTCGCGCATCTACAACGATATGTTCAATACGAACGTCCAGCGCACGTTCGATGGATCGCACCTGACATTCCCTGGGAAGATCGGCGACGACATTATATCGCTTCGCCCGCACCAGAAAAACGCGATTTGGCGCATCCTCCAATCTGGCACGACGCTCCTGGATCACGTCGTCGGCGCTGGAAAGACGTTCACCATCGTCGGGGCGGTGATGGAAGGCCGTCGCATGGGGCTCATGAAGAAGCCCATGCTCATCGTCCCGAACCATCTTGTCGAGCAATGGGCGGCAGATTTCATCCGTCTCTATCCGAGCGCCAATATCCTCGCGGCGACGAAGAAGGATTTCGAGAAGGAAAACCGTAAGCGTCTGTTCGCGCGCATCGCGACCGGCGATTGGGACGCGGTGATCGTCGCGCATTCGTCCTTCGGCCGCGTCGAGGTCGAGCCAGAGGCTCAAATCGCCTTCATCGAAAAGCAAGTCGCCGATCTCGTCAAAACGCAGGAAGAGGTTCGTTCCGCCGAAGGCAAGGAAGGCCGCAACGTCAAGCAGATACAGGAGCAAATCCAGAAAAAGACCGAGAAGATGAAAAAGCTTCTCGACACAGGCCGTAAGGACGATGCGCTCTATTGGGGCGAGCTTGGCGTCGATGGATTGTTCGTGGACGAGGCGCACGAGTTCAAGAACCTCGAATATTCGACTTCCATGCAGCGCGTCGCCGGCCTCGGCAATCAGCAGGGAAGCCAGAAGGCGTCCGATCTTTATCTCAAGGTCGATCAGGTGTTGCAGGCGACCGGCGGGCGCAACGTGACGTTCGCTACCGGAACGCCGATCAGCAACACCATGGCCGAAATGTTCACCATGCAGCGATATCTCGACGGGAAGACGCTCGAACAGCAAGGCTTGAGCCATTTCGACGCCTGGGCGCGCATGTATGGCGAGATCGTCTCGTCATTCGAGATATCGCCGGCTGGCAAATACAAGCTCAACAGCCGTTTTGCGAAGTTCACCAATCTGCCGGAACTCATGCAGAGCTACACGTCTTTCGCGGACGTGATCGGCCTGAATGATATTCGCGCTCAGCTCGCCGAGCAGGGCAAGCGTCTCCCGGTCCCGCGCGTGAAGGGCGGCAAGCCGCAGAATATCGTGGTCGATCGTAGCCAGGATCAGGCGGGATACATCGGCCAGCCGATCGTCAAGCCTGGAACCAATGAGGAGTCCGACGAATACCCGAACGGCTCTCTCATCTGGCGCGCCGACCATCTTCCGAAGCGTCCTGAGAAGGGCGCGGACAATATGCTGAAGGTCATGTCGGACGCGCGCAAGGCGGCGCTCGATATGCGTCTTATCGATCCGAGCTACCCGGATTACGCCGGTAGCAAGGTGAACGAGGCGGCCAAGAGCATCAAGCAAATCTACGACAAGTGGCACGCTGATAAGGGGACGCAACTCGTCTTTATCGACCTTTCGACGCCGAAGAACGCGCAGGCGAAGGAGGCGCGCGCCATTCGCGAGCTGATGGATCAAGCCGAGGCGGGCGACGAGGCGGCGCAGGAGAAGTTGGACAATATGAGCCCAGACGAAATGCTGGCGCTCGACAGCAAGTTCTCTGTCTATGACGACCTGAAGGACAAGCTGATCGCGCGCGGCATTCCTGCCGACGAGATCGCCTTCATTCACGACGCCAACACCGACCAGCAAAAGAGCGACCTTTTCGCCAAGGTTCGCTCTGGCCGCATCCGTGTCTTCTTTGGATCGACGGCGAAAATGGGCGCTGGAACCAACGTCCAGAACCGTCTTGTCGCGCTTCACCATCTCGACGCGCCGTGGCGGCCGTCCGACCTGGAGCAGCGCGAGGGGCGCATCATCCGCCAGGGCAATGAGCTGTTCGCGCGCGATCCTGACAATTTTGAAGTCGAGATCAATCGTTATGCGACGAAGCAGACGCTCGACTCGCGCATGTGGCAGACGATCGAGAGCAAGGCGAATTTCATCGAACAAATTCGCAAGGGAACGGGAGAGCGCAGCGTCGAGGACGTGGCCGGCGAGGCGATGAACTCGGCCGAAATGAAAGCCGCCGCTTCCGGCAATCCGCTCGTCTTCGACGAAATGGAATTGCGCCAGAAGGTTCGCAAGCTCACGAATGAGGAATACGCGCATAGGCAGGACCAGTATCGTGTCCGCGACGCCATCAAATACAATGAGAGTTCGAATAAGCACGACTCCAAGTTTCTTGCCGACATGATCGCCGATCGCACGACGGAGCGCCCCGAAAAGTTCGAGGTCAAAATCCGTGGCGAGGTTTTCGACAAGCGGCGCGAGGCAGGAGAGCGCATTCTCGACGAAGCCAAGGCGCTCGACGATGCTGGCGGTAATGCAGTCAAGATCGGCTCCTACGGCGGCTTTGGCCTCACGCTCGCCCGCGTGAGCGCGCCGAAATCATATGTCCTGGTGGCGAGCGCCAAGGGCGAATACGAGTCGAGCGTCTTCAACCTGAACTCTGCCGATGCACAAGGCGTCGCTCAGCGCATCATCAACATGCTGCCGAATGAGACGGAAATTTATAAGACTGAAAGACAAATCGAGTCGCGGGCTCGCATGGTCGAGAACATGAAAGGCCAAGTCGGCGAGTGGACGAAACGCGCCGAACTGGACGAGACAAAGGCGAAGTGGAACGAGGTTATCGGCAAGCTGAAGCATAAGAAGCCGGCCGAGCCGAAGGCGTCGATTGGAGCCGAGCCGGGCAATATGACCGCCGCCGATCTTCGCGACCATCTTGTTCGCGGCAAGGATGGACCGCTCATTCAGAAGCTCCTCTCCTCTGGCCGGATCGTCCTGCACGACACGGCCGAACAGCTTCCAGGCAGCGCGCCAGCCAACGCTCAGGGTATGACGACGGCGGACGGAACGATCCATCTCGCAGCCGGAAATCTGACGCCAGAGACGGCGCGCGCGGTCCTCCTGCACGAAGCCTTCCACGCCGGGGCCGAAGCGCTCACCGGCGCGCGGGGCTGGAAATCGCTCATGGAGCGCGTCCAGACAGCGGTCGATAACGCGATGGCGCGTGGCGACGGCGAGGGCTTTTGGGCCGACGCGATCGAGCAGGCGCGCGCCTCTGGCGGCCGTCTCGCCGAAGAAGCGGCGGCCTATGCGGTCGAGAACTACGAGCGTGCGCCGGCAGGCATCAAGGATGTGGTCGATCGCCTCATCGGTCTCGCGAAGGCATGGGCCGTGCGCGCCTTCGGGCGGCAGTTCGGCTCGGTCACTCCGGCGCAGCTCCGCGCGCTCGCGGTTTCCGCTCTGCGATCGGTCACGGACTCGCCGGAGCCGACCATTCCGGGGCCGGGCGGCTCGCGCTATTCGATCGCCTCGCCGAAGGATATCGCCGCCGACGCCCATGGCCTCTTCAAGAAAGCCGCCGACGCCGCCAGCGACTTCCTGACGAGCGTCATGGTGGGCGCGAAAGGATCGACCGATCAGGTCGGGAAATTCAGCGCCTTGGCGCTAGTCCCGACACGTCCACTCTTCCTCGAATTGGCGAAGGGTCTTCCTTCAGCGAAGCACTACATCTCGACGAAGCAGGCGATGGACCAGTTCCGCAACACGCTCGCCGAAGAGGCGGATGGGCTGTTGCAAAAATGGTTCTCCTACGCGCGGAATAATAAGGAAGAGAACACCGCGCTCATGGACTTGATGCACGAGAGCACGATCGCGCAGGCCGACCCAAGCAAGGAATGGTCGGGCCAGGAGGGGATGACGCCGGCCGACCGAGACGATATGCGGCGCTTCCGCCCAGGCTCCGAGCGATACGAGGCTGCGCTCAAGAAGCAGAATGAAGACGCCGCGCGCAAGGCGGCCTGGGGCGAGCTGAAGACGCGCTATGACGCCATGTCTGACGTTTCCAAGCAGCTCTACAACGACGTTCGCGACGCCTACGAGAAGCGCGCCGACGAGTCCGAGGCGGAGGTCATCGCCAACGTCCAGAAGGCGCTCGATCGCACCGTGCGCCGAGCCGAGCAGATCCACAGCGACGAAATGCAGCGCATCACCGACGAGGGGTTGGTCGGCAGGGAGCGCGACGCGGCCAAGGATGCGGCCGATCTGGCGCTCGCCAAGGCGCGGACGGTCGCGCGCCGGAACCGCGCCGCTCGCATCAAGAAGATGCGGGAAATGTTCGAGGCGAACCGGCTGACCGGCCCTTACTTCCCTCTGGCCCGTTTCGGTAACTACTTCGTCACCGTGCGCGATGGCGAAGGGAAGGTGATCTCGTTCTCGCGCTTCGAGTCGCGCGGCGAGCAGCGCAAATTCGCCGAAGAAATGGAGAAGACGCCCGGCTACAGGGTGGAGCAGGGTTTGGCGACCGTGAAGAGCGAGGTTGAGCGCGCGCTCGATCCGAAGTTCGTCGCTGAGGTCGATGCGCTCCTGGAAGGGGCCGGCGCGCCAGACGATCTTCGCGACAAGATTTGGCAGAAATATCTCGAAACACTGCCCGACCTTTCCATCCGCAAGAACCGTATTCACCGCAAGAACCGTCTCGGCTTCGACACGGATGCGCTCCGCGCCTTCGCCAACAATATGTTCCACTCCGGCCATCAGCTCGCGCGCCTGCGCTACGGAATGGAGCTCCAGGAACACATCGATAGCGCCGGCCGCGAGGTCAAAGAGGCGGACGACCCGATCCGGGCCGGCGCTGTCTATAACGAGATGGTTCGCGCTCACGACTTCGCCATGAACCCACAGGGAGAGCCGTGGGCCTACAGGCTCTCGTCTTTCGCCTTCATGTGGACAATGGCGTTCAATCTCTCCTCGGCGATCGTCAATCTGGATCAGGCGTGGACGAAGGGAATTCCGAACCTCGCCTATGACGAGGAAACGAATGCAGGGCTTCGAAGGGCCGCTTCCGAGAATGCCCGCGCGCTTCGTGATGTGCTTGTCGGGCGCGGCTTCATCGAAAATGCCTCAACGCTCACCGACGACGAGAGGAAGGCGATCAGAGCTGGCTACGATCTCGGCGTGATCGACAAGACGCAGGCGCATGATCTCGCCAACGTCGCCGAGAGCGGCATCGACTACAATCCGATCCGGCACAACATCATGAAGGCGGCCTCTGCCCCGATGCACCACACGGAACGCCTGAACCGTGAAGTCACATTCATGGCGGCCTATCGTATCGCCAAGGCGGCTGGCCTCTCACAGGAAAAGTCAATCGCTAAGGCCGCCGACCTGACGTGGATGACGCACTTCGACAACCAGTCGTCGAGCAAGCCGCGCATCATGCGGAGCGATATCGGCAGAGCCGCCTTCGCCCTGAAGGCGTTCCAGGCGAACATCCTGTTCCGGCTATTCCGCGACATGCACCAGACGCTACGCGGGGCCGACGCCGAGACGCGCAAGGCAGCGATCGGGCGCATTGCCTCGACCATGCTTCTCACGGCTGGCGCGGCCGGCGTTCGCGGGGCCTATTTCTACAGCCTCGTGATGATGATGGCCGGCGCATTCCTCGGCGGCGACGATCCGGACGAGGAGCTGCGGAAGTGGGTGCTGGAGCACACCGGCGACACGATGGTCGGGCGCGCGGTCGGCGGAATGATTATGGATGGCGCGCCCGGCTACATCACCGGGACGGCGCTGTCCGACCGCCTCGGTCTCGCCGATCTCTGGTTCAGGGCGAATAATCGCGAGTTGAACGCCGATCAGCAATGGGCAAGCTGGCTCGAACAGCTCGGCGGCGCTCCGCTCAGCCTCCTGCATCAGGTCTATCAGGGCGGATCGGAGATCGTGAAGGGCAATATCGTTCGCGGCGTCGAGAAGATGGCTCCGGCGGCGGTGCGTAACATCGCCAAAGCCGGGCGCTATGCGGTCGAAGGCGTCCAGGACAAAAACGGAAATCCAGTCGTCGAAAATGTTCCGATACAGGATGTTATCAAGCAGGCGATTGGCTTCACGCCGGCCGAGATATCCGACCAATACGCACGCAACACGTTCCAGACGAACACGCAAACTCGCATCCATGGAGAGAAGTCGGCGGCGCTTCGGGCGGCTGGACGAGCCAGACTGAGTGGCGACCAGGATGCGATTGCGGCGGCACAGAAGAAAGTGGACGCCTATAACGCCGAAGTGCCGGAGGCGCGGATCACGCCGAAGTCGATCATGCAGGAGGCCAAGCGGTTCAGGAAAAAGCACGATCGCATGGAGCTTGGCGTCGATCTCGATCCGAAGCTGGAGGATCGGATCAAGGAAGAGACCGCGCCGTCGATCTATCGGAGATGAAAGAGGCCACCGACGCCGGATATCGTCGGTGGCCTCTAAGCGAGCATCGCTGGGCTGACAACAGCGGGCTCAAGCAGTTACCTACCTAGCATTGCGACGGGAAATGTCAATCGACGTATTGCCGAGCGTCGGAAAATCTCCTATGTTTCGACGGAATTCGTCGGGGAGATTTCATGCCGAACATTCGCGCCATATTGCTCGCAGCGTCGATCGCCGTCGCTCCATCTGCCGCAAAGGCAGATTTGATCGGCGATCTGATCCGCTCGCTTCAGTGGAACGAAGCTCGTCTTCATCCGTCGAATAGCGGTCTGAAGCGCACGCGCACGCCGCCGATGTGGTCATTCGCCTCCTATTATGGCGGCGGCGAGCGGCTGAACCGCCACACAGCAAACGGCGAGCGCTTCAATCCAGGCGCACTGACGGCGGCGCATCGCTCCCTCCCGTTCGGCACGAAGGTTCTCGTCTCGCATGGCGACCGCTCCGTCGTCGTTCGCGTCAATGATCGCGGGCCGGCGGCTTACACCGGCCGGTCAATCGACCTCTCCCGCGCCGCTGCGGCCCGCCTCGCCATGCTCGGCGCTGGCGTCGCGCGCGTTACCATACAGGTGCTTCGATGAGCCTCAAATGGATCGATATCGCGCGCTCCTACATCGGCCTGCATGAGGGTATCGGCGATCTCGACAATCCGAAGGTCGTCGCGCTCTACGCGCTTGCCGGCCACCCGGAAGTCAAGCACGACGCTGTTCCATGGTGCGCGGCTTTCGTCGGCGCGTGCTTGCGTCAGGCGGGGCTTCCTTCGACCGGCACGCTTTGGGCGCTCGATTACGCCAAGTATGGCGACAAGGTGACGAGCCCAGTCGTCGGCGCAATCGCGACCAAGAAGCGCAATGGCGGCGGCCATGTGTTCTTCGTCGTCGATTTCGACGGCTCCTATGTGTGGGGGCTCGGCGGCAACCAGAGCGATCGTGTGAACATCGTGAAGTTCCCGCGCTCGATCATTCACTCATATTCGTGGCCGCACGGCGCTCCATTCCCGAAGGCTCCGCATGACGGAGCTTTTCGCGTCGGCGCGGTCAAAGCCGGAAGCGAGGCGTGACATGGGCCAGTTCGAAGCCATGATGGTGCGAACCATTCTCGTCGGCGCGATTGCGATCGGCGTGTTTTCCTACGCCTTTCCAAACCCCGACAAGACGACCATCGCCATCGCAATCGGCGTCGTTATCATCGCCACCATTCCGTCCTTCATCAAGCTCTGGCTCGACCTCAAGAGGGAGTGAGCGTCATGCTCGCGGAAATCGGGAAATTCATCGAATACGGCGGCCTCTTCATTGTTGGAGTCGTCGTGTTCGCAATCGCCGCGCCGATCATCGACACGATTTGGCGAGCGATCACCGGAAAGTCGTTCAACTGATCCGTGCCGGGCGGTATCCCGGAAATGGGTGACACAAAATGATCAAGCCTTCCATTGGACGAGTCGTGTGGTTTTGGCCGGGCGAGCATGACCCGGAACTCAGCTCTTATTGTGGAAGAACGCAGCCGCTCGCTGCGATCGTCTCCTATGTCTGGAGCGACACGCTCATCAATATCGCCGTCTTCGATCCGAACGGCGGCTCCCACGGCCGCACGAGCGTCAGGCTTTGGCAGGGGGACGGAAATAGGCCAACAAATGAATTATACGCCGAGTGGATGCCTTACCAGAAGGCTGTGGCGGCGAAGAACGATGCGCTCGAAGCGCAAGTGAAGCGTGGTCACACCAGCGGTGACGAAGCGAAGCTCGACGCGGAGATCGTCGCCAAGGGGCTGACTGCGCCGCGCGTCACACCGCTGTCCATCGACAGCCTGATCGTCAACACGACCTACACGCTCCTCGCCGGCACGACCGTCACCATTTGCGCGCTGACGCTGCGCAACGGTTTCATCTCCATCGGCCATAGCGCTTGCGCGTCGCCGGAAAATTTCGACCCCGAGATTGGTCGCAATATCGCCTTCGACAATGCGCGCAACAAGCTCTGGGAGCTGGAGGGCTACACGCTCATGAATGCCCTGAGCGGTCGCGCGCCCTTCAATACCGCCTTCTGACGCCAAACGTCGGATCAACAGCCGGATCGCCGGCAACACGAGGAAGCTGAAATGAAATACGCCGACAACTACATCTTGCGAGACTTGCTGAACATGACGATCATTCTCGCCGCCGTCGCGATCGGCTACACGGCGTTGCCGTTCTGGTTCGCCACGATCATGCTGGCCATCGTCGCCAGTCTCGCCTTCATCGGCCGCCCGTTCGTCGCCTTCGCGCTCAGTTCCGTCGTGGCGCTGTTCGCGCTGACCGAGCCGTCGCTCGCCGCCGACGCCAGCAATACGCTCTACATCTTCCCCTCGCCGTCCGAGGTCGGCCCGCCCCTGATCGCCGCGCCGTCGTGGGTGCCCGCCTTCCTCTATCCGATCTGGAACTATGTCGGCTCCGGCGCGGTGATCCTCTACATTCTCGTCCATGCGCGATCGTTCATCCCGACCACGGGCTCGTGGGCGATCGTCGGCGCGATCTGGGACCTGCTCGCTGGCAACTATAAGCTGGCGGCCAACGCGACGAGTTCGACCTCGTGACGTGGCTCTCCACCATTATCGCAAGCATCCTCGGAGCGCTGTTCGCAGCGCTCCGAGGTAAGCGACAGGATGAAGATCGTGTCCAAGCACATGAGCACGAGGCTGTCGCAGATGCGGCCGTCGAAACAGAGCGGGCAATCGCAGAGATTGCCGACGAGCGGTCCTCTCTCCCTGGCCCGAGCGATGATCCTGACGAGCTTGCTCGCCGGCTGCGCGCACGGAAATCCACCGGCGGCAGTCCTTCAACCAGCCAGAAAAGCTGAAATTCAGCGTCAGATTGCTCCGGCCTGCCCGAGGCCGTTGAGCGACGACGAGCTGGAAGATGTTGCGCGGTTCGTCGAAACGACGCGCACGCCGTCCGCCACCAAAGTCATCAACATCACGCTCCGTCTCGACGGAGAAGCGCGCATTTGCCGTGGGCAGAAGGTGAAGTGACATGCCGACGCCAACATGCCATGCGCAAGGACTGCTCTCCGGCTTGTCGGAAACCGCGAGCGATAAAGTGGCGCTCATTGCTGCCGGCGTTGTTGGATCGACGCCGCTATGGTTCGATGCGGCGAAGCAGGTTTCAGAGGTTGGGGCAATGCTCGGACCTGGGCTCGCGGCCGCCTTGGTGATTTCGAAGATCGTTCAGATTTGGGTGGCGATCATGATCCAAATCTGGAAAGCCGCGAGGAACAAATGAGCGCACATCCTAATGGCGGTAGCCTTGATCCTACGCCGGGCGTCATCGTCGAAGACGGAAAGATCAATCACGCGACAACCAGCATTGGCGACGGTCATAAAGAGGTCACGACGGCCGGAACTCCGGTTACGCTCGCAGCTACGACGCCGGCGAAATGGGTGACGCTGCAGGCGGACCCGGCTAACACCGGCTACATCGCCTATGGCGGGCCGGCTGTGAGCGCCAGCGGCACAACGGGAACAGGCAGGGGCCATCGCCTCGCGGCAGGGGAGGCGGTCACGCTGCCAGTCGCCGATCTCGCGAGCATCTATCTCGACGCGACCGTCTCCGGCGAAGGCGTCCGATACACCTACGGGGCGTGACGATGATGACTCCCTTTGGCCTTATCGCGCCCGGCTGGCCCGACCGCGTCGGCAACCCCAACGCCCTAACTACGGGCGCTGGGATGGCTCCGTCGCCGTTCGCCCTCTCGCAGCTCCCGGTCGGCTCATATCTCGACTATGACAGCCGCATCAATGTGACGGCCGATGGAAGCAACAAAGTCGCGACGTGGAGCGATGCTAGCGGGACATGGGCGTTTACCGCATCGACAACCGCAGAAAAGCCGACGCTCGCCGCCGATAGTTGGGCGACCGGCATCCCAGTGCTGTCGTTCAACGGCGTCGATGGCGGCAACATACTCCGCGGCGACGAGCCACATATTGACGCCTATCAGTCATTTCTCGTAGCGCGTCGCTCGTCAGCCGATCAGAACGCTGTCGCTACCAACAAGACTCTATATCGGACAGGGCGCGCTGCTGACAATCTGCGCATCATGACTTACATGCAGAGGGCAACCAGCGACACCACGCAAGATCATATCTACGTGCTCGGTCCCGGAGGCGGGTCTAGTCCCGCGAGCGGCGATGGTTTCGGTAAGGGCGTCAAGGCGATAATTGGCGTCAGAGCAGACGGGGCCGCCAATCTCGCATATGTCAACTCGATCGCATCCACCGCAGCGCCCACGGGCGCAGTAACAGAGGCCGGCACGTATATCGGAGGCGACGACTCGGCGACGAGTGTGAGGGCAAAATTTGATCTTGCTCGGTATCTGCGGGTCAATGCAGCGATGCTCCCTGGTGGAGGCGAGCAGGTCGCGAATTACTGGCTCATCGAGGGGGCATTGGCGTGGGAGTATGGACTGCAAGGATCACTACGCGCCGATCATCTATATAAGTCCCACGCGCCGCGCGCGACCGACTACAGCGGCAATAACCGGCTGTGGATAGGCTGGGGAAATTCGCTGACTTACGGCCTCGGCGGGAAAATGGCGAATGCAGCCGCCTATAATGCGGCGGCGCGTGGGCTCACTTGTGAGAATCAAGGCGTCTCGGGCGAAACCAGCGATCAGATTTACGCGCGATTTCAGGCCGCCACCGCGGCGCAGTTGGCGAAGGTCACGTATCTCGGGGATGTTTGGAAAAACGGCGGGACGGACCCGGACGGCCAGTATGAGGCGATGATAGTCGCCGTCGAGGCGGCGCATGGCATGGGCGCGGGGAACGCGCATCTCGTCATCGTCGGCGATTGGATCGGTTTTATTGCGGGGTCCACCGAGTATAGCAACCCTGGCCGGATCGCGATCGATGCGAAGAATGCAGCCATTGCTGCCGCCCATCCAAACTACTACCTGGACCTCTTTAATTTGCTCGTCGCTCTCGGAGCGCCCAGCGGGCCATATCCAGACGCGACAGCCTACGCAAAGGGTTGGGTGCCAGATGCGCTCAGGACTGGAGATACGCTCCATCTCAACGCAACCGGATACATCGAAGCAGCTAAGATCGTATCTGCGTTTATCCGAGCCAAAACGTGGGACCTTTGACCCACACGCCCTAACCTAGAATGTGGGTGTCACACGAACTCCCACAACCACGTTTCCTTAGCCCACTTGTCGCCAGTCTGGCGTAAGTGGGCGTATCTTTTTAAGCTGCTCCACGATCTATGACCGCTGACAGATGCAGCCTTAGGTATCGTGCTTCCGGTTTCGAAAAGACGCGATACTCCTTCATGACGCAAATCATGAAAGTGCAAATCTTCAATTTCTAAAACCTTGCAGGCTCTAGTGAACGAAGCCGTGATAGCCTTGTTAGTGTATGGAAAAATTTTTCCGTCTGTTTTTTCAATTGACTCAACTACTTTAATCGCCTCGTCTGGAAGATCGCACCACACGTTGTTTCCTATTTTTTCTCCTGGATTTTTCATGTCTCTTACCATTACGCGCTTTGCATCTTTTTCATAGTATTTCCATTCTATACGACATATCTCGTCCTGCCTTCGCGTCGAGAACATGGCGAATATAATGACCTTCGTCATTTTCATCATCACTGGACGACGCTTTTGGCGATCGGAGAAAAATTCTAGCAGGCGTTTTATTTCGTCAGGTGTCGGCCTCCTATCACGCTCTCTTGATCGAGATGTCATGCCAAGGCGCTTCGCAACAATGAGCGCATCCTTCATCGCCTCGCGGTCGAGCTGATAGCCCCATGCCGGCTTAGCGACGGCGAAGATCGCCCCCAGGTGCGATAGGTAGTTCAGCACCGTCTGAGGGCTCCGCTCATCGGCGAGCGAACGGGCCAGGGAGATGATGTCCTCGCTCTTGATCTTCGAGCAGCGCATATTCGCGATGTCGTGCTTCTTGATCGCTCTGAGCACCTGGGTCTTTGTGCGCCCCATCTGACGCTTCGACTCGCCGGTGTATGTGTCGATGACCTCGCCGAGCGTCGGGTCTTTGGCCGCAGCCTTCTCTATGCCTCCGGGCGCGTCCAGCTCGGCCTCGCGCTTTTCCAGCCACGCCAGCGCTGCTTGCCGACGCTCGAACGTCTTCGACTCCCGGTGGACCTTCCCGCCATTGCGGCGCATGATCTGCGCCATGAAGCTCTTCGATCCATCCTTCTTCGGCCTGACAACGATCGTTCCCATGACGCCCCTGCACAACATTCCTGCGGCTTGCATGACATTGTTGTGCAT